CTACTGTGCTGGGTTCCGGCGCGCCCCATCGTCGTTGAGCACCCCCTCGGTGTACTCACTCCACAGGGACAGCGTCATCGGGCGGTGGCGCTTGACACGCCAGCCGAGCGGGATCCGGTAGCAGTTCGGTACCTTCCTCCCACCGATCCACGTCGAGTACGCCTTCCCGAAGTAGAAGCGCATGATCTTGTTGATCTTGCGGAGGTCACCGTTCGCGGCGCCGGCGGCCAGCTCTGCGACGCGGGTGCCTGTGGCCCACTCGTAGATCATCGTGGCGCTGACACGGTGGCTGTCGGTGAGACTCAGTCCGCGGAGGAACATGCGCACCTGGCGCTCCCAGGCGACCTCGTGCGGGTTGTCCCGGATGACGTACCGATCCTTCGTGATCGGCATCCGGGGCTTCTCTTCATTGGGGAGGAAGAGCAGGTCGTACCGCTCTGGCTGCGGAGCCGCCGCGGCGTCAGACGGTAGGCGGCTCTCGAACTTGGTCCTGAGTTCTTCTTGTTCCATGCTCAGATTATACCTTGAAAAAGAGTAGTGGCGAGAACCCGAAGGTTCCCGCCACTACTCAGATACAGCCTACGGCTGCTTGCTGATGTTAGACACCAGCCGGTCAGCCTCTTCGACCGGCAGTCCGACCTCCAGGGCACGGGCGTGGACCTTGGCGTCCCAGTCCGTGACCTGCGCCTGACGCATCTTGTTGCCGATGGCGAACAGGTAGCTGTTCCGGTTGCCGCTCTTGAGCGGCTTGTTGAGCTCGTCGACGAGCGCGTCCTGCATCATCATGACCTCCAGGTCATCTCCTTGTGCTATCACGGTGTGGATCGCTGCTGCAGCCTGTTGACGCTGCACCAGCTTCTCGGTGAGCCTCTGCCAGAGGCCCGCCGGCACTCGAGCGATCTCCCGATCGTTCCAGCGCTGTTGCGGGTAGTGGTAGATGCACCCGACGTTTCGGATGTCAACGCCCTGGACCAGGCCGATGGAGTCGCTCACGTCGGAGAACCCCACCTTGTCGTCCCACGCCTCCGCGGTGAGGTAGAACAGGTGGTAGCCCGTTCCACTCTTGCTCGTCTCGGCGAGGGTCGGCGGCAGCAGACCCAGCTCCTTGACGAACTCGAGACCCTCGTTCTTGCCGTCGATGTCGACGACCACGATGCGCGCGCTGCGCATCACGAACGCGAACGGCTCCTCGTCGTGCTCGAACCGGTGAAGAGCCCTGCGCTGCAGGAACTCACCACGGACGTAGCGCGGCATGAAGCCGTCCTTCTCATCCTTCGGCGGGTTCAGTCCCCACCCCTTCTGGGTCTCCCCCGATCGGTACGCCTTCACCAGCGCCGGGCCGTTCGGACCCCACAGCGTCGGGTCCTCCAGCTGCGGCGGGAGCGCTGAGCTCACTCCGTACTGATCCGTCTCGTACCAGGGCTTCTTGCTGAAGTCCAGTCCCATTCTGTGCTCCCTTCAGTTGACCGTACACGAGTTCCGTTTCGGGCCTGAGTGACTTGATGTATCGCTGGGTGCTTCGCTTCCCAGCCTTGTTGCGTGTCTTGCTGTCCACGACGAACGCGCTCTTCATGAGTGCCACGATGTCACCATCGCTGCGCTCGTGCATCCCCTGGTTGTCAGCCCACGGCTTGAACGAAGCGAGGAAGTCGTCGAGCCAGATCTTGCCCTCGGCCAGACGATCGAGCGTGGACCCCGGCTGACCTGCCAGGTGTTCCATGAACTGCAGGATGGGGTTCGTGATCCACATCTGCTCGAGCTGCAGGTTCATCGACGCGTCGGTGAGTCGCAGCTTGACAGGGATCTCGTCCTCCCTCACGAAGTGGTTGATCAGTAGTCCGAGGAACGCCCCGAGCATCCGCTCGCTGGTCATCTTCTTCTCGAACGCCTTGTCCAGCGGATAGACGTTCGGGAAGTAGAACCGGACCAGACGCTTCTGCAGTGCGCTGCTCTTGTCTCTCACCTTCGGCTCCTGGTTCAGAGCCTCGATGAACAGCGCGTTGGTCTGCACGCGTGTCGGCGCGTTCTCGTACTTCATCTCGATGTCGAGAGGCTCACCTGCGATGAGCGTCTTCTCGCTGGAGCTGTCCTTGATGTAGGCCATCTCACCGTCGAAGATCACGTTGAGCAGCTTGTCGTTCAGCTGACTCACCGTCGCTCTGCGCTCTGCCATCTCCTGCCGGCTCACACTGCTGATGTTCTCCACTCCGAAGAGCTTCGACAGCATCGTGAGCAGGAGCCCCTTGCCGTTACGTCCTTCCCCCATGAGGAGGATGTACTTCACGGCAGAGTACCCCGGTGACAGACAGGTTGCCAGGTGGTACAGGAGGCTGTCCGTGAGGTCAGCTCCACCACCCAGCCACTCCTTGATTGTGTCGTACACGATCTGCTGGTCTGCCGGATCCTCGTTGAGCATCGGCCGGATGTAGTTCGGAACGAAGTGCCCGGTCGGGTCCGTCAGCATGCCGAACGAGTTGAGGGACTTGAGACCCCCGTTCGTCCGTACCAGAAGGTTGAGTGCCTTTCCGCGAAAATTTTCCGCGAACTGGGACAGGACGAGGTTGAACGAACGCAGATCCCCTTCCGTGTAGAAGAGGATGTTGCCCTTGTGATTGCCCAGATCCTTCTTCTCTTCGTGAGACATCGGGATCCAGATGGTTTCCTTCGGATCGATCGGCTGATCGATGTCGAGGGTATCCCAGTGTGCGGGGATGTACGTGGTCGAGCCACGCTGGACCAGGTTCAGATCCCTTGCCAGGGTCTGCGCCAGATCCACGATCTGTTGCTTTGTCTTCAGGTCTGGCACAGAGCCCTCCTAGGTTGGGGATGGACGGGGCCGGAGCCCCGCCCATCCGGTGTCATGACTTCTCGTTGAGCTCGCGGATCTTCTGCACCTTGTAAGCGAGGTCATCGACTTCCTGCGTTGACAGGTCCTCGTTGAGCTTCTTCAGGAGGTGCTGTTCGATCGCGCCTTCGATCGGGTCGTTGTTGCTTGTTCCCATGTGCGGTTCCTTTCTAGAGCTGTTGCCAGCCCCACCCGTTCTAGTAAGTGAACCTGTACGCGACTCGGCCGACGTAGTCGTCCGGCGTCACGATACCACGGGGCAGGATCCGACCGACCAGCTGACGCCGCAGGGCGTCGTCATCTGTGTCGTCAACGATCACCATGAGCTTGCACACCTTGTCGATGCCGTCCGTTCCGGTCGCCATCGACGCAGTCCCGACCATGAACTCCGTCTCCGGATCCTCGATGAACTGCTTCACCGCGGCGTTCTTGTCGGTCATGCTGGTGTCACCATCGATGTAGACGCTCTTGAGGTCAGCTGCGAGGTTGCCCTCATAGATGATCTTCGCGATCGTCTTCCGTGCAGCGAACAGGATCCACTTGGTTCCCTCGGGCATCTGTCCGATGAGGTAGGAGAGCATGTCGAGGGTGTAGTCCTCGAGCTGGTCTCCATCCACTCTCCGGCGGAAGCTCTCCCGCTGACGGATCTCCATCATGCTCGCCATCACACGCTTTCGAGTCCGGTCGATCCTCAGATCGTGGAACTCAGCGGGCATGGGCGGCGAGTTGATCTCGATGTCGCTGATGATGTCCGGTGCGTCGTCCGGCAGGTAGCTGACGAACGGCTGCTCACTGAGGAAGTGCGCGGCGTCCTTGTAGTTCAGGAAGCCGAGCACGTTCGGGAGGTGAGCGTACCGGTTGACCTCGATCTCGCAGTGCTTGAAGATCCAGGTGTCGTACCCTCCGCGGTTGTCGAAGGGACTGAGGACGTGGACCAGGCAGTAGCAGCGCTCTGCGTCGTTGTAGTTCGGGGTCGCCGAACCTAGCACGAGCGGAGCCTGCAGGCCAGCGGCAGCTCGATCGAGCTTCTGCCAGCCCTTCCCACCGTGACCACCGAGCAGGTGGAACTCATCCACGATGATCGGGGTCTTGCGCTGCAGTCGCACGTCACTCTGACGGAACTTGGCGTGGCTCATGGCGATGACCTTGATGCCAACCATCTTCCCCTCGTGGATCCACTTGGAGTGTGTGATGGGTGGTGCGATCACGACGCAGACGCCGTAACCGCTCATCGCGATCATGCCGAGCATGATCTTGGTCTTGCCCTTGCCGGTCGGGTAGAACACGAGGTGCTTACCCTCGCAGTTCTGTCCTTCCCAGTTCTCGAGGACAGTGAGCTGGTGAGGCATCCACGCATCGAAGTCACGGTCGCCGGCTGCGAACGCGGCTTCGATGTCGCTGATGCTTCTCCGCTCAGGAACCTCGGGGCTCACGGTTCTTCTCCTCGCGGTTCCGCCACGCCTCCATGCTGGCCACCTCGGCGTCACGCTCGGCGTTCTCGTACGGGTGCTTGGGACCGTCACTGCACAGGCAGTCACGGTCATTCACCTTGTCGAGGCACCGGCCCGGCCCGTGCGGCGCGTGGCCACACGAGCGACACGCCCGCTTGTCCTGCTCGGCGGCGGCAGCCTTGCGGCGCTCCTCCTGGAGGGCGAACCTTGCCGCGGGCGGACCATACAGCATGATCTCGTCTTCACGAGACATCGGTCCTGCCGGCGTCTCCTGGAAGTCCTTCTCGTCCACGAGCCCGGCGCTGTTGTCGAACCAGTCGGCCTGGGCCTGGCTGGCGATCTCGGAGGCTGCAGCCAGCTTGGCCTGGTACTCCTCAACGGTGCGTGCCTGGACGATACCTCCGTGGTTGGCGTCCATCACCTCGACGAACATCTTGCCCCAGCCGAAGATGTCGTCACTGTTGTCCGAGTAGTTCGGTGTCTCGAACGTGCGGAGCATCTTGTACGCGCTCATCATGAGCGGCACCTGCCAGTCGTGGATCTCCACGCCGAGCAGTCCGCTCCAGATCTTCGCGGTGCGTTGCATCTGTTCGATGCGGTCTCCGTAGACAGCGTGACGGCTGGCAAGCAGCTCGTCCGTGGTCTCCTTCTCGTCGGTCATGAGTTCTCCTTGTGTGGTTCGAGATACGCCGGGATCGGCATATCGAGCATCTCGTGGACAGCGACCATTGCGTCGTTCCACTCCTGGTCGCTCACTCCAGGACCTCCTTCGCCATCTTGAGGGAGGCCATGCGCGCGAAGTCTGCTTCACGCAGACCCAGCTCCTTGGCAGCCCACGCGATGCGTTCGGCTTCGTCCTCGTTGACACGTACACCGATCAATCGGTTGCGCGTACCTTCGGGGGCGGCTTTCACTCGGTGCGCCATGACGCACCTGCCAGGTGATCGATCATCAGGTGGTAGAGCACGCTGTTGACGACCGGATCCTTCAGCCCGCCGGCGATCATGATGCGCGCCGCGGACTCGAGGTCCTTGTGGTGTGTTGCCGGGAGGTCGCCGATCAGGATGGCGAGCATCTTGTCGGTGACGACCTTCTTCACTCCCACGTTGCTCATGACCTTGGCGCCGGGCAGGGCGTTCGAGATGTTGGTCTCGAACTTCCTCATCTCGGCGTGGGTCTCGAACACGGTCCCTCGGTCCTCGTACTTCTCGATGAAGATGCGAGTGCCGACCAGGATCGGGGAGTCACGCACAGCCTCAACGTCAGGTCCGTCTACGACCTGGTGCCACACTCTGTGTGTTCTCTTCTGAGAGTCTACCTGTAGACTAACGATGCCGGTGTGGACGAGGCCGGGGTCGATCCCATTCAGATGTATCATTGTCATGAGTGGATCTCCTTTCTTGATCGGTGAAGGCCCCCTCCGGTTCTTGCCCGGAGGGGGCCTTCTCTTACTTGGTGTAGCGGTAGTCCTTCTTGATGTCTCCCACGAGCGGGAAGCCAGCGAACGACGGACGGACCTCGCTCATCGCGATCTCCATCGTGGTCATCGCGTCTTCGACGCTGAGGTCCAGACGGGGGTCGGTCTTCGGCCGCCAGCTCACGACGAGCTCGTCGTGGAACTGGCCGATCGGCGTCACGTTCTGGATGCCACCGAACAGGTCGTACATCCTTCGCATGGCGTCGAAGAACAGCTCTCGACACATGCTCTGCACCATGATCCCGGTGAGCTTCCCGCCGTAGACCTTGTAGAACACGGTCTGCCCTGTCTTCGGATCCTTGTAGTGGTTCCTCCACAGGTCGCCGGTCTTCCGGTCGCTCGGCTTGTAGAAGCAGACGTCGTCGCCCCGCATGTAGACACCCTGGAACACGCGCTCCAACACGAACTCCGTGTTGTTGCTTGCGTACATGGTCATGCGGAGAGACTGCACACCGGGGTGCTGCTTCGCCAGGCTGGCCGGCGCCTCGAACGGGGTGAGGTGGACGCTGAGACCGTGCGCGAGCTTGACCTCGACGATCGCGTTCAGCTGAACGACCCGCTGCAGGGCAGCGGTGAGCCTGTCCCAGAGGTCCACGACGTTGGGGTTGGTACCCCGCCAGCCGCGCACGATCTCCAGAGCTTTCTCCTCGTCCATCTCGATACCCATCTTACCGGCAAACCGCATGAGCGCACCGGGCCCGGCTCCGTAGCCACAGCCCAGCTCTGCGACCTTGCCGTCCTGACGCTCGGCCTTGGTGACCTGATCGTACGGCGTCCCGTGGATGAGCTCGGCCTGCACCTTGTACAGGTCCTTGCCGTCTCTGAACGCTTGGATCTTCACGTCGTCTCCGGCGATCCATGCCAGCCCACGGCTCTCGACACTCGAGAAGTCGCCGACGATCTGGTAGCCCTCCGGTACGTCGGCGATGAACACCTGTCGCAGGTTCTCTGCGAGCGTGGTGTTGTCTGCCTCCTCCACCTCTTCCAGGTCGTTCTCGAAGTCCATCGGACTCGAGCTCAGCCTCTTGAGGTTCTGGAGTTGCACCCCCTTGCCGGTGGAGCGGTAGCTCTGGCCGGCACCGAGGTGCATGTACTGGTTGCGGAGACGACCGTCCGCCCCGGTGAGGTCCAGGATCTTCTGGAGCTTTGCCAGGCTGCTCCCACCCAGCTCTCGCTTGGTGATGAGCAAAGCCTCGACCGCCTCGTACCCGTCGTACTTGGAGTCCGTCGGGTTCATGGTGCCGAGCTTCTTCTGGATACGAGCCAGCAGCTTGGTGACGTGCTCCTGATCGAAGCTCGAGGTCTTGATCCCTCGCTCCGCACACCACGCCTTCATCTGCGGGGTGCTGTTCAGGAACTTGTCGGTGAACGCGGGCGTGCCGTCAGGCAGTGTCCCGTGCAGCGCGTAGAAGTCGCTGACCAGCTGTGCGCTGTTGTCCTCGAACCTCAGCTGCATCTCGCGCACCAGCTCGAGATCCACGTTCCAGCCTGCACGGTTCATCTGGAACGTGTACCACTCCATCTCGTGCTCGCGAGCCCAGCTCTCTGTGCCGAGGTATGTCTCGACGATGACACGGCTTGCGGCCGCGTCATCCTCGCAGTACACTCCGAACAGATCCCAGTCCGCCTTGAGAGCGGGATCCGCTTGGATCTCCTCCCAGGTGTAGGGCCGGCCGCCGTTCTCGTCGGTCGGGACGCTGAACTTCATGATCAGCTGCTTGCCGACCTCGAGCTTCTCGAGGTCAGTGAGCTGCGGCGCCGCGGCCTCCAGGTGCGATGCCGCACCCTGAGCCCGAGCGACGACCGCACTGTCCGTGATGCGGAACAGCACGTCGTCCGGGTAGCCCAGCCAGGCCATGACTGCTCGCTCGAAGCCCACGTTGTGAGCTGCGAAGTAGTAGCCCCATGCCATCTGGAGGTCGACGTACTCCTGGAACTCAGCACGAGCGTGTGCCTCGTCCTTGACGAAGTCGAACGTCCGTCGTTCCTTCCCGTCGTCCACGCTCACGATGAGTGGGCGGAACGACGAGCAGTTGACGTACCGGTCGAGCCCGTACTTCGGCAGGTTGGTGTTGCCGTAGGTCTCGAAGTCGAGACCCACGATGCCGATCGGTGTCATCACCACTTGCGGGTTGACTGTACTCATAGGTCGAGCACCGCCTCCTCATCTGTCTTGTCAGGGTACAGCAGGCCCATCTGAGCCGGGCAGTACGGTGGTGCCTTGTCCCCACGGCTGTGAGGGTTGGCAGGGCAGAACGTGCAGTACGTTCCTGGCCGGAGCGTGAGATCCTTGCCGATGATGGAGAGGTCTGCCTCGAGAGCCAGCTCCCTCCACTGCAGCAAGTGATCGACAGTCGTCTCCCACTCATCGTGGTTGCCGGGCTGCCAGATCACGAGAACGACCTTGTCGATCTTGTACCACAGCTCTCGCTGGTAGTACGCATAGAGCGCACTCACAGCGTAGAACATCAGCTGATCGTTGTCGACCGGAGACACGGGGATCTTCCCGGTCTTGTAGTCGATGACGACCAGTGTTCTCGGCATCGCGAACACGAGGTCCGGCGTGGTGAGCGGCTTGCTCTTCAGCCAGCCACACTCGATGCTGCGCTCCTCGATCACCTCGTAGAAGTCCGGGTTGTACCGGCTGCGGATCCCCAGCAGAGCTCCAAGAGTCTCCGAGACGTAGCGCAGCATCTGCGGTGGCAGACGCTCCTCTAGGTCCAGCTCGATGAGCCAGGCCATGTACTTCTCTGCCTCGCCGGCGAGCGCACCAGGCAGGATGGTGAGCACCCAGTCCTCACGCTCGGAGTCGGTGGTGTCACTGCCGAGGAGCTTGCGACGCTTGCGCCAGTCCATGTCCTGGTAGTGCTCGACCAGTTCCCTCAGCGCCTCGATGTGCAGGAGATCCCAGTGTGCGACGGCTCGGAACGAGTCGTGCATCCGGGTTCCCACGCCCTTGGCTCCGGCCATGTCGTCCCTCTTGGGTTCGACGTAACCGGGGATCGCCAGCTCCAGGTTGGCGGAGCCGTGGCACTGCATGAGCTGTGCTGCACTAGATGCTGAGAACCTCTTCGACATCGCACACCTCCCACTCCTGCTGCCAGAGCATGGTTGCCACGAGGATGGAGCATCCGTCCCGCTCCATGATCTTGGCGATCTTGAGGCGAGTCTTCTCCTCGAAGGTCCGGCGAACCGGTACCCACGGAGTCTCTCCGTTGTGGGTGTTGGCTGTCGTGCTGTTCGGCCAGAACGTCGCAGTGTTGGTGTTGACTCCCGTGAGCAGTGTCTCCTGGTTCACGCGATCTTCTCCGCGTAGAACTCAGTGGGGCCGACGTAGTCGCCCCACGTCTGTACCCACTCGACGAAGTCGTTCCAGTTGTAGATGGACTCGACCTCCTGACCACTGTCAGGATCGGTGTACTTGAGTCGGACCCTCATGACGGATCCCCTTTCTCTTGAGTGGAAGAGGGGCCGGCCGGATGGCCGACCCCTCGGCGGACCTTAGTCCATGAAGATCTCGTCCTCGTCCACGTCGGTGCCGCCGCCGAAGCGCGCACCCTCGAGGTTGCCGAGGTAGACGGCGGTGTTGGCGCCGGCCGAGATGCCGTTCACCGTCGAGGAGCTCTCGAAGGCGAACAGGTTCAGCGTCGCTGCGAAGTACGCACCCGCGTACGGCGAGAAGACGCTCTTGTCGATCGGCACGATGGTCGGCCACGACAGCTGGTCGGGGTCGGGGATGACGAGCTGCTGCTCGTTCTCCACGCGCGCCTTCAGCGTGATGTCCGCGCCCTTCGGGCCCGTGATCTTGATGGACGACACCGCCTCGGGAGCCGACTCCGCGTTCTTCTCGGAGACAGCCTTCATGGGCAGGAACGGCGAGCCGTCCCAGTCCTCCTGAGCGATCTTGTCCTTGATCTTCTGGACGAGCTTCGGGTTCAGCGTGTCACGCTTCTCCTTCTTCGCCGTCTGCTCCTCCACGTACGGGAGGAAGACGTTGAGGATGTGGTCCTTCAGCTTGTCCAGCTGGTCCTGCTCGACGAGCAGGTTGAACTCGCTGCTCACCTCGTTGGGGTCAGCCTTCTTGAACTTGCTCTTCTCGTTGGCGGCCACGGCCTCCTTGTGCGTGAAGCGCGGGAACGAGAGGCGGCCCTTGATGGTGAGCTGCTTCGGGTTCTTGTCAACCATGTGTACTCCTTGTGTGTATCCTGGTTTCGTCCTGATCCGCGAAAATTTTTCCGGTGAAACCGGAACCGGGGTAGACAGACGGATCAGGAGATCTGCCTACCCCGGTGTCTTACCAGCGGTCCGAGCCGAGCACGTACTCGCTGTTGCCCACGAGCAGCGGCTCGACGCTCTTCGACAGCTGTCCGAGGACCTCAGCGAGGAACGTCGGACGGTTGACGAGAGACAGGTCGAGCAGCTTCTCGATGGTGCCACTCGAGTTCTCACGAACCCACTGCTGAGCCGAACGACTGGAGTCGTAGTCAGCGATGCTGACCACCACGTCCCAGTTGTTCTTGTCGAACAGCGGTGCGAGGGTCTCGTAGTGAGTGCCACCGTACTGCGCAGCACCGAGGATGTCGTCGACACCGAAGGTGCCGGGATCCCAGTACCGCGCGGTGTTGCTGACCATCGCGAATCCGGCGTTCGCCTTCATCGCGAGCGCGACGCAGTCGCCGGCGATCGCACGGATCGTCGGCTCACTCATCGAGCCGCTGTCATCCAGCACCACGAGGTTCTTGCCCCCGTGCTGGTGGGTGATGCGCGCCTTGTAGTCGCCGATGGTCGGGCGGCGCCGGTTCATCTGCATGAGGTGACCGAAGGTCATCTCACCCTGAGTACCCGGCAGGCTGTCGAGCACGCCCGAGAGCTTGCCCACCACCTCGGCGATGCTGCCGGCCACGGTCAGCTCGATCGCGTCCCACATCTGCGGGAGGATCTCGGCGTGAGGAACTGCGGGCACGTAGTCCACAGCCTTCACGATGTGCTGGACCTCCGGCGGAGCGACCTCGACGAGGTAACCCTGCAGCTCGGTCGAGTGCTGTCCGTTGCGGAGCTCGTTCAGCACGGTGCTCTTGAACAGACCGCGAATCAGCTCGTCGGTCTTCAGCCACGGCATCTTCACTGCCTTGGCGAAGAACAGAGCGGTCTCCACGTCCGGCAGCAGCTTCTTGAGCGCAGCCCACGAGGCTCGCTTGCCGTTGAACTCGAACGGGGTGAGGGCCTGACGGACCTCAGAACTCGTCGTCGTCATCTGCTACTCCTTCCTGAGTAGGGATCTCTTCCTTCATGGCTTCCTCGATCTCGATGAGATTGAGGTTGAGACGCAGGTTGTTGGCCTGCACCTCGGACAGGTTCGGGTTGCCGAGCAGCTTCCTCGCACCAGTCACGTAGTTGGGATCGGCGTTCTTGCCGTCCAGCAGCACGATGAACTGCCACTTGCGTGCAGCGAGCGCGAGCTGGTTGTTGAGCGCGATGAGGCTCTTGAGCTCCGGACTCTGGACCACGCGCAGGTGCGCCTGTCCCACGAGGTTGCGGACGCTCTTGCCCTCGGTCTGAGCGATCTGACCGATGGCAGCCTTGCCCTGGAAGTAGTCGAGCATCTTGTAGGTCGGGAGGACCTGCATGGTGAACAGCTCGTCCATCTCCTGGCTCTTGACCACGTCTCCGATGAGACCGATCTCCTGCGCCAGACGCTTCTTCGCCTCGGTGCGGGCAGCAACGCTGCTCCGCAGATCCGGGACGAAGATGTGGAGGAGTCGATCCTCCAGCGCCTTGTCGTACGTCGCCACACTGTTGGACGCCGCCATGAAGAACACCTTCGGCAGCTTGTGACCGGCGACAGAGCGATCGGTCATGATGTCCAGCAGTCCGTTGTAGACCTCCGGGAATCCGCGAAGGAACTCGTCGAACAGCACGATGTCTCCCTCCTTGAGGGAGCTCCACAGCGTGTTGAGCAGCAGCTTGAGGTGCTGCTCGTCGCCCTCACCGTGAGGCATCTGAATACCCTCGATCTCGAGAGGCGAGATGCGACTCACGTTGATGACGTGCAGGTTGACCTGCGCGTTGGCGGCGAGACGCTTGGCGAGCGTGCTCTTGCCGGTCCCCGGAGGGCCGACGAAGTGCGGCACGACGGACGTCACGTCCATCGTCATTGCCGCGTCATACATCTTGATGAGCTCTGCGAGCATGTCCTGATCCTTTCCCTCTGTGACGAGAGACTGTCGGTATAGGTCTGTCTGGTCACGCACCCGCTTCTTGATCACGTTGATGAAGTGAGGAGTGCTGTGATTGAGGATCCACGCTTCGTCGATGCGAAACCTGTGTCCTGTACTGCCGTCGTAGAACATGTAGACGCACTGAGCTTGATCGTACCTGTACGTCAGGTTCAGTGAGACCATCACGTCTACGACTTCGGGCGCGAACGGTACGGCCGCCATGATGGAGTTGTGTAGACCGAGGGCCAGCTACCGAAGCAGCTGGCCCTCAGTGATCACGCCGTGGGCTCGGAGCCCTCGTTGCCGGCGCCGGTCTCGAGGACGACGTCGGTCTCGGGCTCGTGGACCTCGGTCGAGGTCACGGGCGCCGTGATCTCGATGGAGTCGTTGACCCAGATGAGGCGCTCGTCGTCGCCCTGCTCGATGAGACGCAGGATGACGGTGTCACGCGACAGGCGGACACGGATCTCCTGCTGGCCGGCGGTCGCCTCGACGGCCTCCTGCACGACCTCGGTGAAGAGGTCCTCGGCCTGCACCTGGTGGGCAGCCTCGAGCTTCTCCGCCGCGGCGGTGAGGGGCGCGTAGAACGCGCGGACCTCGGCGTCGAACGCCTCGTGTGCGAGCGAGTGGTCGTCACGAGCCGAGAGCTCCAGGAACTGCGTGGAGTCCAGCACGGTACGGCCGATGTGGCCGAGACGGTCGGTGCCCTCGACGAGCACGCGGTTGTTGACGAGATCGGTGGTGGTGAACGACATGGGTCGCCCCTTTCTTGTTGAGTGGTTGCGAGTTCGGGTGACCTCCGTCACTCCTCCTATTCTACCACGGGCCACCCGGCTGCGTGTGTAGGGAGTTGTACGAGTGACAGACGTGATTGATGTGTGTAACGAGATCTCATGCGGCCATTGGGAAGTCCGGAGTGTTCTCGTTGTTGTAGAACCTGTGATCAACGGTACAGGCCGGGCAGTAGTACACAACCCAGTGTTGTCGATGCACCTGTTCCGGGACGTCGTCTTGAGTGAGCCAGTAGTGACACTGCCTACTCCTTCAGTACGCCCAGACCTTGCCTTCGATGTCGCCGCTCAGTCGAGCGTTCCTGATCTGTTCCGCTGCCGACGGGCGAGACGCTGCTGCGAGCTCAGCGTCCTCGATCTCCGTGCAGATGCACGTTGCCGTTTCATCTGTACGAGCAGGGCACTGATGCCTGTGTTCGTCACGAGCCATTCGATCACCTCCTTCGTGGTGTTGGCGACGTGCTCGGTGGCTCTCACGGCATCATCCTCAAGATGCTGAGGGCGATGAAGATCGCGTCCGCCGAGTACACGGGCATTCCGGGAGGAGCCATCTGCCTGATGTGAGACGGGATCATCTGACCTCGTCCATCACGCAGCGCTGCCGTGGTCTGTGCCATGAGGTCAGCGAGCTCCTGTTGCGTGAGGATCTCACGACCCTCCGGCTTCCCGTACCGACCGATGACCTCCAGCAGCTTCATGAGCGGCTGAGCCCATCCCATCGGGAGCAGCAGGTACTGCGTCCCGTTGTCCACGATCACGTCGTTGCTCTCGATCTGCTGAGCGAGACCACGGCGGACGATCATGACGTCGACCTCCTGCAGCACCCTGTCCCACGCCATGCTGGCGTTGTACGAGGTCTGCGGATCCCGAGGCATTCGCTGCTGCTGAACGCTCGGGAAGAAGTTGGTCGTCGGACTGTTCACCCGCATCTGGTCCATCAGCTGCTGCTGATAGTCCTGCGGGATGAACCGATTGGCGTTCGGAACCTGGTTGATCTGCACGTTGCTGTTCAGGATGTCCTGAACATCGCTCGTCTCCTCGATGTCGTCACTCACTCGAGTGCCTCCATGATCTTGTCGAGGTCATCCATGAACATGATCTCCTTGGCGGCGTCACGCAAGAGCGTGAAGTCGTCCTGCTCGATGTTGAGAGCGAGGGTCTCGTAGATGCCTCCGAGCTTGGTACGCTCAGGGTCACCACGATCCAGGAGATACTTGCTCACCGACCAGTAGCCGGTGACCAGGTCAGGCTTGACCAGGCTGAGGTCCCACCCGTAGTCGAGGTACTTGATGTACCGACCGATCTCACGGAGACCCTGGTACTGACTGATGAACCCGCCCTGCCAGCTTGCCTGTCGAAGCGGGAGCAGAGGGAGCGGACCATCGAGGTCAGCGATCTGTGGGAACAGGTAGCTGCGCATGTCGCGCCACACCATGAGCTCACAGTCGAAGGCGTGTGACAGCAGACCGAAGTCAAAGCTCTCGATGACCTGCGCCGCGCTCGTGGTCGGGTGACCGTCCACGATCTTGAAGACGCAGTTCACGTCCATCGGCGGTGACGTCGGTGAGACGAGCTTGATGCTGTGCGTGTGCCACTTGCCCAGACCCATCTTCATCCACCGACTCCAGACGCGCTGGTGTCGGGGCTCGATGATGTAGCCGGCATCCAAGAACCGCTGGACGCCTGCGATCACGCCGCTCTCGCTGGCGAAGAACAGGTCGATGTCGTCGTATGCCGTATCCGAGGGAGCGTGAGGCTGGGCAGACGCAGCAGAGCTCCCGGCGATGTACACCGGGAGCCCTGCCACGATCTGACTGACCTCACCGATCGCCGTGGCGGCGTCGATGAGTGCCGTCATCAGCTGTCCTCGGACTCCTCGGCGGCGTCGGCCTCGGCCGGCGACTCGTCGGAGCCGTCGTATACGGCGACCTCGGTGGTACCGAGAGCGGCGGCGTAGCTGTTGGCGGCGTTGCCCTGCGCGTGCGCCTTGAGGCGCTCGACGCGTGCGGCGCGCTCGTCGCGCACACGCACGGCCTTGTCGACGTTGCGCTGCGAGGCTGCGAGGTCGGCTTCCGCCTTCTCGAGCTGCGCAGCCGCCGTCTCCTTGGCCTTGGCGATGGTCTCCTCGAGGATCCGTGCCTGACGGGCGATCGGGTCCTCGCGCGGCGTGACCGGCTTCTTGTCCTCGACCTTGGTCTCGGACTTGGTGTCGGTCGTCTTCTTGGCTGCAGCCATGTTGACTTCTCCTTCTTGTTGTTGGATCGAGGCGAGTGCCTCATCTACCAGTATCACACGGGTCCGTGTGGAACTGGAGTCTGTTTGCTGGTAGCTAGTGTGGGAGCGGGCTGCATCTTCCTGATCCAGCCCGCCCCTTGTTCACTTGGTTGTTGTTCCCCAGAGTCCGCTCAACTCTGCGATGCGCATCGCGCGTTGAGACAGCTACACCTATGTCACCCCCTCGCCTGTCTGTCCCCGACTGTTCCGGCTCAGTTGTCAGCCTGGGCAAGGATAGTCTTCGTGCGTGAGTACACCATAGTCACACTGCTTCTTTCCGATACTCCGCATCCACTGCCCCTCGTTGCTGGTAAGGCACAGCCCCTCGTCGGAATCACCGGAACACCGATTGGAACACGGTCGCTTGTTGAGCCTTAGGAGCTCGCTGTAGTGTTAAACAATCAGGCCGGACTTACCGCCGAACAAAGCCTTTGTACTGGCGTGTGATGCTGATACAGTGAAACCTAACGGGCTGTATCTATCCTCCGTTTCGCTACCAACGAAATCTGTGTGGCTCACCTGCCCTCACTGGTTCGGGCCAGTGAGGGCAGGGAGCGGTCAGCGAACGCCCTTCGGGTAGAAGTCTCCGACCTCATACTCATCGAAGGTGTTCTCGCTGACATTCACCCAGCCGGTCTCGTCGTCGTATGCGAGGTCGAGACGCCAGTTTGCTGGGTGGTACTGCTGCTGCGGCATGTACGTCTTGCACATGCCTGTCTTGGTGTCGTAGCTGACGCACACCTGGTTGTAGGTGTAGTACGCCGGCGAGTAGTGCTTGTTCGTGACGTAGCCCTGGCTGATGGCGCTGCACCCCGTGAGAACGAGGAGCAGCACCACCAGCGTAAGGGCCTTGACCTTCACCACACCTTCTCGGAGAGGAGGTGGATGCTCTTGACCGAGGACCAGTCGACCATGGTGATCGAGAGCTCTTCGTAGACGTCGTCGGTGCCGAGGCACTTGACGTCTTCACGAGCGGTCTTCGCCCAGACCTCAGCCTTCGCTTCCGGGAAGAACACCACGAAGATGGTGCCCTTCCGCAGCGAGCGAATGAACTCCTTGACGTCCGGCTTGATCTCCTCGAACGTCCAGCCGTCCTGCTTCCAGTTGCTGATGGCGCCAGCGCTGTTGTTGTAGCCCTTGAGTCCGCTCTTGATGTACACACGCTGAGGGCTGAGACGAACGCGCATGCGCTCGTCATCCTTGATAGCCCAGTGTGTGGCGATCGAACTCTTGTCCTGCTCCAGCGCCGCCGGCTTGGGAGTCGGTGGTGCGGCAGGCACGGGCTTCAGCTTCAGAGCCTCAGCAGTCATGGGTGCTGGCGTCTCGATCGCGAGGATCTCTGCCTTGTCCATGACCTGGACGCTGAACGCTGCAGCCCTGTTCTCGTCGAAGTCGACGAGAGCCTGCTGCACCGGCGTGAGCTTCCTCGCGTCGCGAAGATGCTTGGTCGGGCTCACGTAGCCGTGGCTGTTGGCACGGTGAAGGTTGAGCGCGCTCTGCTTCCTGTGGTAGTAGTCGCAGTCCGGGCACTTGAGCAGGCCCTCGTGATCCACGTTGGTGTGGACACTGAGCTTCTCGAGGCTGACGAACGTCTTGTTGCAGTCGGGCCGTGGGCACGGCCACCGTTCTGTTTCCACAGGCTTCTCCTGCTTCGGTTGTGCGTCCCGCCACCGCTCGAAGTCGAGACGGCCGTTGGCCATGCTCTCCTTGCGATAGGTGGTACGGCTGACAGTGTACTGGAGGGCGCCGTCGGGTGAGTACATGCGAACGTGCATGCCGTCACTCGTGAGGTGCCCAGTCCAGCCTGCCTCGCCCATCTCGAGGATGAGCGAGGTCGCGGCCTTGTCGAACGTCTTGATGTCGGAACGGGTGATGCGCCGCTTCTCAGGCATCGTCGCTCTTCCGTCGGTTGTGGTAGGCCACAGCCAGGAAGACGACGCCGCCGAGAGCGACGAGACCGACGCCGACCCAGACGATGGTCATCTGGAAGTCGGTGTCAGGACCGGTCTTCGCGAGGAGCTCGGAGCAGTGCCCGATCTCCTCCTTCTCCACGCAGTTCGGTGCCTTGACCGGCGCCGGCGTGAAGATGGAAGGCGGGTTCTCCTCGTTGCACTCGGCAGACGCGACGTATTTGTCGCAGTCGAGAGTGTCCGCGGCGGCCTTGTCGCCTGCGGTGATGAGGAACATGAACAGCAGGATGACGATCAGTCCTCCGACGAGCATGCCACCGCTGAAAGCGGCGTTGATCTTGGTGCGTGTAGTCATGATGTGACTCCGATGGACTCAGCCCACTCGGTGATGATCGAGTGGCAGTGGTTGTACAGCTTCTGTGTGGCAGACCGTTCACCGCTGACGGTGCGACGGCCGCTGATGATGGTCTCGACGAGGACGTACGTCCCCTTCTCGTCACCATAGTACGCCCGAACCAGCACCGTGGAGGTGTTGTTGTCGGGACGGTGAACGAAGAGCGTGTTGCTCCCGTCACGCTGGTAGCTGCACCCATGCTTGTCCAGGAACGAGGTGATGAGCGCGTGTACGCGCTGAAGAACCTGTTCCGGAGTGTCGTTGGCAGCCTTACGCTTTCGGTTGTTGTACCTCATGCGCCTTGCCCTTTCTCTTGGTTGTTGATGTTGAAGAGTGACCCGTCCCCCAGAGACGGGTCACTCAGTAGATAGCCCCAGATCTTAGATTGAAATCCCCATTCCAATCCTTTGGATTGAACTTTCCCCCTAGTCCTTCTCCAAAAGTAGTCTATTTTGGTAGGCCCTTAGCAAAGGGTAGCTGGCAGCAGCCAGTGTCACGCAGCAGCGTGAAGTGAGCAGCGCTCACCCGAAGAGCGTGTAACGGGAAAGCAGAAACCGTTACCTCGTTACCTTTCCGAGATGGAAATGTTACCTCCGTCCCCATACGAGAGAAGGGAAGGTGAGGAAGGTAACGAGGTAACGGTAACATTCCGAAACTTTCCTTTATGAGGGTGGGCAAACTTTCAGGAAATTTGTCGTTACCTCCGTTACCTTCCAGATTTCCCATGGGAGACATGGGAAGGACAGGTAACATTTAGGTAACGGTAGGTAACGGAAAACCGTTACCTTGCCACTTCCGTGCGGCGTCACAAACTCCCTGCGGCGGAACCGAAGTGAGTGTGACAGCCCGTAGAGTTCCCCTTCTCCCTGGCTTGCCGAGCGAGAGAGGAGGAACGACGAAGGAGCGAGGCTAACATACTAAAACAACATGATGCGGTAGCGTTATGGTCTTTACGCTCCTGTGGAGCGTTGATTGAGTAGAATGCTGTTTCACTAACTAAAACATGCATTCCCTGCGCAATCGTCTAGTTGGTTGCCGGTCGCTCGGTATCCCGAGCGCAAGCGTCACGCGACTAGAAGTGTTAGTCAGATATGTCGTTTAGCTCGTAAATGCACAGGAGAATGCAAAAAATAGTGAAACAGCTAATAAAAAGGATAGCCTAGCCAAATGGCTAGACAATCCTTAAAACAGCTACCGACTGGTACGACGGTTGCCGTTGAGAATCCACTCTTTCTCAGCATCGCTGAGCGAGTAGTTCTTCTCGAGTTCCTTGATGTTCTCCATGACACGAGTACGTGCCGTGACCGAGTCTGCCTGCAGAGATTCTGCGACAGATGCCTCGATCGGGTTGACTGCGTTGACACCGAGACGAGATGCCACGATGGATTCGACGAATGACTGAGGCTGGTAGCCCGGAGTTCCGAACATGACAGATTCCTTTCCTTGATCCAAAAATTGATATCAAACGTAACACCTGAAACACATGATTCAAAAATTCCAAGACAAGCCCTAATATATACATATATATATAGGGGGGTATATGATTGTTTATGTTGTTTTAGTATTATTAATGGATCTACTCAGAAAAGTTCCCGTAAAACCGGAAACCAGCCGTAACTTCCGTTACGACAGATGGGAAGGTCAAGGGTCAAGTCCGGTCCAGCCGCTCCTCGAACGGCTGCTCCAGGACGGTACTCTCTCGTCTCGGGACCGCTTCGGGCCGAATCCGTCCGCGAGGAGCCCTCCTCGAGGTGGAATCTCCGGATTCGACCGACTCATGGTATGATGGTGAGCGTTCCGGTTGTAGCACGAGACGTAGGAGTACAGGTGGCCGAATCTTGGCGCGACAGAGCGGCTCAGTCGGGAGCCCAGGTCGCAGCACCCGCTGGCTACTCACAGAACCTCCAGAAGAACGGTCCTGCTCAGCAGGCCCCCGCCCCCGGCGTTGACCAGGGCTGGCGCGCGCAGGCACAGGACCGCGGGGCCGCTGTCCCCGTCGGCGCCACGAAGGGCAACGTTGCCTGGGGAACCGGTGGCAACATCGAGGACATCGAGAACAGCTGGAACACTCCGTTCTACAAGACGTACTTCGACCAGATCGACGAGGAGACCAAGAAGGGGAGTCTCTTCAACCTGTACGACCGTGCCGACTTCACCGGCGTGGTCACGCGCGATCAGGCAAGCCAGGTCAAGGGCCGCGAAGACTACCAGTTCGGTGACATCTACCAGAACGGTGTCAAGCAGGGCAACCTGTATGACGGCAAGACCTACGACCAGCAGGCCGCCGACTGGATCATGGGCCGTCTCACGCTCGACAGCAAGGTGTTCGCCGAGGCGAAGACCCCCGAGCAGCTCCAGAAGGAGGTCGAGGCGGTTCGGAAGCAGGCCAGCATCGACGCCGAGAAGGGTGTCGGGGCACAGATCTTCCAGGGCCGCGTCGAGGACCGCAAGGAAGACTGGGCGCGCGACGCGGGCCCGATGGACGACATCGCCGTGGTCGCCTCCGGCGCGGCGGGTGGCGCGGCGACGTTCGCGGGCCTCGGCGCCGCTGTCGGTAGCGTCGTGCCGGGTGTCGGTACCGCCGTGGTCGGTGGTGCTGGTGCCATCATCGGTACGATCGTCGGTGGTGTGAGCGCCTGGCTCAACCGTGACGAGCTCATCGAGGGCGCGGCGCGCGCCACGGTGCAGAGCGAGATGGCCAACGAGCAGGGCGGCGGCTTCAACGCGGCCGCCACGGGGCTCTACCAGTGGAGCAGCCTGGCAACGAAGCAGCTCTCCCCGCTGGGCAACCTGACCCGCGGCCTCTACGACAACATCGAGGGCGTCGCCGGAGACAACACCACCGAGTGGTACTCCACGGATCCCGTCACCGGCGAGAGCCAGCGGGCCTGGGGTTGGGACCTGGCGAACTTCGCGTCCATCGTGCCCGACTCGCTCGGCACCTTCGGTGCGAAGGCCGGTCTCACGGCGTTCAAGCTGACGATGGGTGGCACGGTCGCCGGCCAGACCGCGAGCTACGTCGGCATGGGCGGCCAGACCTTCGACGAGACCCGCGGCGACTTCGATCAGACCTGGACGAACGACCAGGGTGAGCTCGATGTTCTCTCCGGCTTCGCCGGCATCGCGAACGTCGGCATCAACGCCGTGCAGCTCGGTGGCGTCCACGGCCTCTTCAAGGCGGCGGACGACTCGGCCCGGCTCTTCGGCCGCGGCGCCTCCACCACGGCGAACCAGGGAACCAAGGTCAGCGCCGGTGGCTGGACCTACACGCTCGACGACGCCGGTCGGGCGGTCTCCCGCAAGCTCAACACCGGCATCTTCGCTCCGAGCGAGATGCTGACCGGCCTGAGCGCATCGATGATGGTGCGTGCCGGCAACAAGGCGACGCAGGCCGGGTTCACCGCGGCCGACGACATCTACCGCATGACGATGAGCCTCCAGAACGGTGCTCGCCCGTACGTCGGCACCCTCGTGAACGCGATGGGTGAGGGCTACGAGGAAGCGCTGCAGGCGGTGCTCGAGCCCGTCAGCCACAACGCCGACATCGACTGGGCGGAGGTCGGTGTCAACGCCCTGACCGGTGGTCTGATGGGTGCCGGCATGGGAATGGCGGCGAACCTGCAGGGTGCGAGCCAGGAGCAGCGCATCCGCATGACCGCTGACCGCGTTCGCGTCGCTAGCAGCAACGGGGCGCTCCAGCCCTACACGGACAGCGAGTGGAACAAGCTCAGCGACATCCAGAAGCGGGCCGCCACCAGCGCGCCGCCCGAGGTGCAGGAGGGAATCGCGGTCGCCGAGGCGAACCTGCGGGCCGACCAGACCATCAGCGTCGCGGCGAACTTCTACGCTCCCGAGAAGAAGCACGCCGAGGCGGCGCTGGCTCGCGCGACGCAGGAGATGGCCTCCGCGGCGCCCAAGACGGACCTGGCGTTCCGCATCACGCAGAACACCGATGCGGACTTCCCCGGCAACGGTGTCGCGGCCAGCATCAACCGCGTGCGTGACCTGATCGGCGCGCACGCGGACGGCCTCCAGATCGCCGCGGACAGCGAGCGGGATCCGGCCCTCCGGGCTGCTCTCACCGCGGCCGCCGAGGAGGGTGCGAAGCTGCTGCAGGCTCTCACCCTCGGGGCTGACCGCTACGCGCGGGCCCTGAACGGCCAGGACCGCCAGCGTGAGGTCGTGGCCGCGAACCAGCTCATCGCGAACTGGTTCAACGCCGACCCCGACGCCGTCGACCCGACGACGAACCAGCAGATCGACGACAACCTCCGCATGGCCCGCGCCCGCGCGGCGACCATGATCCTGACGCGTGACCCGATCGACAACGTCGGCAGCTTCCAGGCGCTGATCCCGGTCGTCAGCGAGAGCCTCTCCCAGTACTCGAGCGACCACGTTCTCCAGGTCGGTCACGGGATCCTGAAGCCGCTCGGCGGCGACTTCGACGGTGACAAGCTCCGCCAGCAGGCGCGCCTCGTCGTCGACCAGAACACGTTCGTCGCCGCCCGTCAGGGCATGGGCTACATCAACGTCAACGGCACGGTCAACATTGGCACCCGCCACTACGAGGAGGGCTACCTCACGCTCCTCGGCGACGCGTTCGCCAGCGACCCGAAGGGTCCGTTCTACGCGGCGGCCCGCGCGTTCAGCGCTCAGGTTGCGAACGCGCTTCGCAGCCGCTACGCGATGTTCCCGCAGTTCGAGCCGATCCTCCAGAGCTTCCTCGGAGACCTGAAGGCCGGGAAGCAGGACGCCCGCGAGAGCTTCCTCAACCGGATGAGTCTCGAGATGGGCAGCGAGGTCGCAGACCGGTCGCTCAGCCAGCTGACGAACGACTGGATCTGGATGGACGACACCATCCAGCGCGCGCTGCAGAGCTTCAACCAGGCGATGGCCGGCCGGCAGAAGCCGAAGGCCCTCAACCTCGAGATGGCCGCCCCGGTCCAGCAGACCGCAGACATCGCGACCCGCCGCATGGCAGCCGCCGCCACCGAGGGCCAGACCCTCTCGCAGCGCCTGCGTGGCAGCGAGATGTTCCGCCTGTTCCAGGCTCTCCGCTACTCCTCCTACCGGAGTAACGTGCTCCAGGTCGAGACGGAGAACAACCTGCCGATCGCGGACCTGACTGCGTTCTTCAACATGCTCGGCGAGGGCATGATCCGCAGCGAGCTCGAGACCAAGGCGAGCATCGACGAGGTCACCGCCCGCGTCGCCGCGAAGATCCGCGCGATCAGTGAGGCGAGTCGCGAGGCAGACGGCACCTTCACGCCGGAGGCCGTGCTCGCGAACGTCGAGGTCCCGAACGTCGACAGTGACGGGGTGTTCTACCCCGGCCAGATCACCCTGGCGCAGAGCCTGCTCCGCGAGGAGGTGCGCCAGGAGCGCATCACCTACGCGGAGGTGCTCGAGAGCGACCAGACCGTGCAGGCTCGCCTCAACAAGCTCGACAGCCTGACCAAGCCGGGCGGCAAGCGCAGCAAGACGGCGGGCGCCGCGTTCGTCGAGGTGTACCGCGCGACCCCGCTGTACGAGCTGCTGGGCGCGTCCTCGGCCGGTCTCGGCGTCGACGTCACCGTCGGACAGTACGCCGACAACTACTTCGACCGCTCGACGCGAGGCCGCCGCGAGACGGCCCGCCTGCTGCGGATGGAGCCCGAGTACCTCGGTCGCAAGGAGGGAACCAACGTTCCCTACGGCACCGCCGAGGTCGACAAGGGCGAGGTCAGCCGCTACCGCTCCGTGATCGACAGCATCCTGGACGCGGGCAACCACAAGCTCACCGTCCAGGAGGGCGGAGTCGACGCCGGCACGCCCCGCGGCGAGATCGCGAACCGCTCCAACCGCACCGGCCAGGCAATCCGCGGCACGGTGGAGGGTGCGCAGGAGGCTCTCAAGGAGCTGGGCCTGCCGCAGACCCGCGAGGGCGTGCTGCAGCTCATGCGCGACTTCCCGGACTGGGCGAGCGCCGCACTCGACATGGTGCCGAACAACGCGGCCGCCGCGTTCTTCCGCACCGTCACCACCGAGACCGGCAGCACCGACCTGGTGATGGCCCCCTGGCTGGCCGACGCGTTCACGCTCGCTCCGGAGAAGGCCGAGCTCAGCATCCTGAGCAACCTGATCCTCATGACGTTCAACGCTCAGGCCGTCGGCATCGCCGACCTGGACGATCGCACCACCGCCCCGGCGTACGACCGACTCACCGACCGGTTCCACCGGATCCTGTACCGCCTGAACTTCGAGCCGGAGGGTGACCTCCGCAAGGGTCAGTTCCTGCGCCTGATGAACGAGAGTACCAGCGTCGACGAGTTCATCCGCGAGGTGAACAAGCACTTCGCGGAAGACGAGCCCCCGTTCGTCGCCTGGGTGCGCGACACTGCCGAGTTCGACGCCGACAAGGTCGGCGGCGGCTGGAGCCAGATCCTCGACGGCGCGCAGGAGCGCGACGCCGTGGCCACGCTGGCGCAGCGCACGCAGCGTCTCGTCAAGGGCATCCAGCAAGAGCGCGAGGTCGACGCTGCGGACGCCACCATCTGGAACGCACTGCGCCGGGCCCGCGACAGCGAGGCCAACGGTACTGCCGTCGAAGGTTCCGCGGACGCGGTGTACCTGCAGCGCCTCCGCAACGCGATCCAGGCCGCGAAGAACATGATCACGGCCCTCGGCCCGCGGACCCTCGAGGCCGAGGCGATCGAGGCGTACCTCTCGTTCAGCGCGTACCGCACCGACAAGGGTCGCGTCACGCCGGGCACCCGCCCGATTGGCAGCCGCGACGCCGCGCTCGACACGTTCGCCACCAACTACGAGGTCAGCCGGGCGTCCCTGACGACCCGCTCTCTCGAGACCCTCTCCGCGAGTCCGCAGCTGGCGGCCCGCGGTGAGCTCAGCGTCATGGACAGCGACGGCGTGCCGATCGTGTTCGACGGTCTCGACGAGAACTTTATCATCGACAACTGGAGCGACCCGGCAGCGCGCACGTTCATTCGCAACGTGCTGTTCCCGAGCGTCGTGGAGCCCACGCCGGACGGCCTGAACATCCAGACGCAGTACCTCGTGGGCAACAGCCTCGCGGACCTGCTCAGCGATCGCGGCGCGCTCGACCGGCTGTTCCGCAAGGGGAGCACCGACCAGTACCTCTCCTACATCGAGGCCACCGCGACCGTCCAGGAGGACGAGAACGGTGTTCGCCACGGCATCCCGCAGCTGATCAACGACCTGATCCTCACCCGGACCAGCCTCGCGGTCAGCAAGCAGACCGTGGCCGACGCCAGCCGGGCGTACCGAGAGGTCCGCATCGGTGTGGCCGAGGTTCTCAAGGTCGTCGGTGACATCGCGAGCCGCCCCGGTACCGACCTGGCCGAGCTGCGCGAGGCGGTGCGGGAGAACCTGCACACGAACTACGTCAACCGCGCGATCAACCTGGGCAACTCGCCCGCCGAGCAGGAGCTCAGCCAGAGCCTGCAGGACACGCTGACTGAGGCTCGTCTCGAGGTCACCCGCCTCTCCAAGGAGGGGCAGACCGACCTGGCCGCGGCCGCCGAGATCGAGGTCAACCTCCTCGAAGCAGCCCTCGACGACGACCCGCTGGCCCTCGTGATGGAGATGTTCCGGTACGACCCGAGCTCTCCGACCGAGCAGAGCCGCCGCGAGCGTCTCCAGAGCTACCTCAAGGTCCGACCGAACCTCAGCAACAAGGCTCCGTGGGCCCGCGAGGCGATTCGGAAGCTCCAGAACGCTGATGGCACCATGATCGTGGGCGGCGACGGGATCCCGCGCCTCACCACGAAGGAGTGGGTCACCGTCAGCCGCGCCGTCATCGGCGACACGCTGGAGCGCGCGAGCGGCGTCAGCACGAGCGACGAGCTCGGCATGCCCGTCTTCCCCGACTACACCAAGCCGGCGGGCCGCGACATGCTGAAGTACTGGGATCCCAGCTTCGCCGACCTGTACGAGCCGCTGCTGAGCGGCGGTCTCCCCGTCGCCGCCGCGCGCCTGCACATCTCCGCAGGCCGCGCTCACAAGGGCAGCGTCAAGAGCGCAGCACGCGTCTTCGACCGGCAGTTCACCGACACGGTGGGCCGCTGGACGGCAGACCTGCCCGGCGCCCAGCAGGAAGCGACCGAGCGTCTCCGCTCCTCCGGCGCCGAGCCGCAGATTAGCATGGCCGGAATGGGTCCGGCCCGCAACGCCGGTCTCTCCGCGGCCTGGCAGCGGACGCACAACAAGATCGGGCTCGACGCGCTCTACGCGCAGACCCCGGCTCTGACCGCGGACATCTTCCTCAACGGCAACACCCTCGACACGAGCATCCCCGTCACCCTGCCGGGCGGCAAGATGACGCAGAGCCCGCTTGCCAGCCTCAACGGCCGGTGGGTCCGCTCGATCGTGGTCAACGGTCAGCCGCTCGTGCTCGGCCCCGGCAGCTACCCGCAGCCGGTGGTCGGCCAGAGCTGGAACGGCGACCCCAACGGGGTCTACACCGAGGGCGTGCCGGTCACGCTGAAGCAGATCCAAGACGTTCTCCGCTGGGCCGTCGGCACCGGGGAGGCCGATCAGACCACGGTCCAGATCGAGTTCCTCCACCCGGACGCCCAGCCCAACGCGAACGGCTGGACGAACAACGTCTACTTCGAGGGTCTCGCGAAGCAGAACCTGACCGCTGACCTGGCTCCCAGCCTCCCGGCGGCGTTCTGGGTCGCGCCGGGCGGCAACAGCCCGGTCATGCAGCAGCAGGCGCTGCAGGCCAACAAGACCGGCTCGTTCGCCATCATGCTCAGCACGACGTTCAGCCGTGACCAGCAGAAGCTCATGGAGCTCAACTGGCAGAGCAACCTGGCCGGCGTGCTTCGCAGCAAGACGAAGGCACTCCTCGGAGCCGACAACGGCACGGGCCCGCTCGACCCGATCAACTGGAACCCCGTGTACAAGGAGCTCAAGATGAGCCACTTCGTACGCGGCCTCAACGAGGAAGGCACGCCGGTCCTCTGGACTGCGGACCAGGTGATCGAGTGGCAGACTGCGAACGACGGCCAGCCGCTCCCGCTGTCGAACGCCGAGCTCTGGATGCCGAGCGACCCGGTGCTCCGCCGCCTCTACGGCGACACGCGCGACCAGGCCGAGATCGCCGTCATGGCGCAGCTCCCGGAGCAGGACTTCAGCCAGTTCCCGCGCTTCACCGGCACCTTCCCGGCGCAGGCACTCGCCCAGATCAAGGGCGCGCTGACGGTCGAGCCGACCGGTGGCTGGCTGCAGCGCAGCATCCTCGAGACCTACGCCGCCGTACGTCGGCCGCACGCGAGCTTCACCGGAGCCCCGGCGATCAGCGACGCTCTCGAGACCAAGTGGGCGCGCGGCGTCCGAGTGCTCAGCGAGGCTCGCAACGAGATCCACCTGAAGCGCTTCGAGAGCAAGCAGCGCGGAGACTTCAAGGATCTCTCCGACAAGGCGTACAACTTCGCGACGGCCACGCTGACCCGCGGTCTCGCGACGTTCAACTGGGGCAACACGCGGGCCCCGTTCGTCCCGAACCCCACGGTCGGAGAGCGTGACCTCAAGCGTGTCATCCTCAACGAGGTCGCCGCGGCGGAGCGCAGCAGCGAGAACCGCGTCGCCTGGATCTACCGGGACGACGCCAGCCAGGGCGGTGGCCGTGCCGGCGGCGTTCTGAGCTGGAGCGACATCGAGCGCCCCGGTCTCACGGCAACCAGCCTGGCACCGGACGACATCGTCGTCGTGGACCTGGCGAGCTTCGCCGGAGACATGGACAAGGCGTTCACGCGGGTCCAGGCGATGATGGACCGCGGCGCGATCATCCACCTCGTCAGCCCCACGGGTGCTGTCGGCGAGGAGCGCCTCGTCGCCCAGTACGTGCTGGAGAGTGGAGACTACGCACCGATCGGTTCGTCTCCCGTCACCTTCGAGCGCTCCCGTCCGGAGAGCCGCCTCCAGAACGTCAACGCCCGCAACTCCGCTCTGCTGGAGGAGCGCGGTCTGAGCGCCGAGGGTGGCGCGATGATCTTCTCCGTCGCCGACACGTTCGACGAGAACAGCGCGGCCGCGATCGAGGCCAACCAGGACATCTCCGGTGACGTGGCTCTCGAGGTCGACCTCATCCCGCTCCTGCCGTTCAAGGACTTCGCCGCCCCGGTCTCGCCGAACAGCGTCGCGAAGGTCAAGGAGCAGGTGCAGGGTCTCATGAGCACGAGCGAGGGTCGCAAGTACCTCGCGAAGCAGGCCGGCGTCGCCGGTGACGAGACCGCCCTGCAGGAGTTCGCCGACGCGATGGACAAGCTCGTCGACCGCTGGGTCGCCGCGCCGGACTCCCCGAGCGTCCTGCCCTCCGGCGACTGGAAGCGCGGAGACATCGTGCCGCTGTGGCGCGAGCGTGACGGTGCCGTGCTGCTGTACCGTCACGGCAACAAGGCTCCGACCCGTGCCGAGCTCGAGAAGGCTCTCGAGGTCGACAACATGAACGTCGCCGTGTACTCCGCAGACTGGCAGCCCGGAGCGACCACCCACGAGGGTCGCATCGAGAGCACCAGCAAGAACGGCAAGTACGGGCTCCGCAGCAAGATGTGGGTGCCGCTGAAGAACTTCGGCAACAAGATCCAGCTCGAGCTCAGCGGCATGAAGTACGTCGTGACGACGCTCGGCACCGGGATCAAGCTCCCGGAGGCTCGCCTCTTCCCCAACTGGGGCGTCGACTACATGACGGACTCTGCCAGCCAGGACAGCAAGAATGCCTGGACCGGACGGGTGAGCAACCACCGCTGGGCGTTCGCCGTGTACGGCATCGACTTCGAGCCTGACCTCGTGGAGTTCTTCACGGGCAGCACGCCCGACTCCGCGGGTTACGCAGCCGCCCTGACGAAGACGCGCAACATCCTCCAGCAGCTCAGCGACACGCTCCCCTCGGTGAGCGTCACGCAGCTGGAGCGCGCGAGCCGCGTCGGCAGCTTCCACCAGAACCTGTTCGAGGTCCTCAGCCAGCACGTCGTCGAGAACGTCACCGACACGAGCTGGCTCCCGGCCCTTGCGCCCGACGCGACGTTCGACAGCGAGGCCGACCCCGACCGTCGCGCCGCGCTGGCCGGCATCGCGCAGGCCACCATCCTGTACCTCATGGCTCCGTCGCCGCCCAAGGGCGACGCGGCGCGGTACACGCGGATCCTGCGCAGCGGTGGCCTGAACCACCCCGGCGCCCGGTCGTCCGGACTCAAGAGCCAGCTCATGGCTCCGCTGTTCACTGAGTACTTCGACCACCTGCCGTTCGAGCACGCGACCCGTCGCCTGATCAACGACAAGCTGAACGCCCAGCTCGGCAAGACCAGCGAGACCGACGGCTGGCTGCTCAACCCGGACTTCACCGTCACCGCTCAGGTCGGCGGAGCACCGGAGCAGACCCGCACCGGCTGGCTGACGTTCGCCGAGGTGTACTCCTCCGGCGACAACCCGGCGACCGACGCGATGGCGCACGAGCGTGGCGACACGCAGGCCGTCAGCCAGAGCACGCAGAACGTCGCGAGCATGGCGCTCGACGGCCGCATCGCGTTCACCAAGGGCCCGCTCAAGGCGAACGCCGTGTTCGACCGAACCGGCCTCATCGAGCTCAGCGACGACACCAGCCTGTACGAGCTGCTGGGTCGCGTGCCGGACGAGCCGCCGACGCGCCGCCACAACTACCCGAACCCGGCAGAGCAGGTCTACGTCGAGATCGCGAGCGACGTAGTCGGCACGTTCCGCCAGCCGATCGACAAGGACGCCTGGAAGAAGGGCTACTCCAAGACCGAGCACCAGCGCAACCTCAAGGACTGGAACGAGAAGGCTCGCCCCATCCTCCGGAAGCTCGGCCTCAAGAACGAGCAGGAAGTGCTGCTGCACTACTGGATCCGGCAGATGCTCGGCATGCCCGCCGACCTCGACCCGAAGAGCACCGAGGGTCGCGTCAGCTACGCGGTCGCGATCGACGCGCTCGGCGAGATCGGGCAGAACATCGACAACGGCTGGCTCCCGACCACGGACGGAGAGGTGCCCATGCTGCACTACTCCGACCTGGCAACGCTCTACCGCGCCAGCCAGCGTGGTGGGACGTTCATCCCGCGCACCTCGATCGACACGAACGCTCGTGTCTCGAGCTGGCAGGACTGGATCGACGTCGCCCTGGCGCTCGGCGAGACGAAGAACGCTGTGTTCGACGCGATGTTCCTCACCGCGACGGATGGAATGCTGCACAGCTACATGGGTCAGGAGGACAGCCTCGTCGGCCTCCCCGTGACCCGCGACGATCTGCGCCGCAGCGAGTTCGTCGACCCGGCGCTGAACCGCTACGTCGTCAGCCTCGACCCGTTCCGCGACCAGACGACCGGTGAGGTCGAGGTCCTCAACCAGGCGTACGCCGCTCTCGGCAACCGCTTCGGTACCGGCCGCGCCGGCAGCCGGTGGTACGGCCAGCTCCCGCCGAACAGCGCCATCCAGAAGCGCCGCACGGCCAAGAAGCTGTGGCGCAAGAAGAACGGCATCGCCACCCCCGCGGCGACGAACATGCGCAACTTCCGCCAGTACGGCGCGCAGTGGCGGCAGGAGCAGACGACCACGAACACGTTCATCCGTGTCGTGACCGACATCCGCGTCGGCAACGCCATGCTCAACCCGCTCCTGTTCGTCAGCGCAGGGCTCGAGCTCGGCATCCGCGGAGCGCTCGAGACCGCGACGAACGTCGTGCTCGGCCAGGGCACCGGCGCCGCCGGACGCGCGGCGAGCGCGATCAGCGGTGGCAAGTGGAACGTCTACACGCCGGAGCAGATGTCGGCCATCCAGACCGGCATCAAGAACCTGGGCTCGCGCACCGAGTTCAAGGGCATGATCTACTCCGAGCTGATGTTCCACCGCGAGAAGGGTGGCAACAGCGTCATCGAGCGCGGCAGCCGCGCCTTCGCTCGCCTCGGCTCCTACATGCAGGACCCGACATGGGGGCTCAAGGGAACGGTCATGAGCCGCCGGTACGTCGAGAGCGTGCTGCAGTGGGTGGCGAGCAACCCGACCGAGACCGTCGTCTCCGTCGAGAAGATCGTCAGCGAGCTGGTGAACAACCCGCTGTGGGTCCACAACAACATCAAGCCCGCCCACGACGCGGCGCTCGCCTCGATCGCGAACCTCCGGTCGCTCAAGCCGACCCCGGTCAGCAAGTTCATCAGCGGCATCTACGAGCCGCTGTCGAAGAACCCGAACCTCTTCGTGAACACCGCGGCGAACCTCGGTCTCCGCATCCCGCTGATCTTCTCCAACTACGCGATCAACGTGGGTACCAACATCATGGGCCTCCAGGCTCCGATGGCCATGCTCGCGACCGTGCTGAACGGCCGGAAGAACCCGATGGCCGGGATCCAGAGCTGGCTCGCCGGCGACGGGTACAACAAGGAGGACGTCAACTTCGACATGAGCACCGTCATGGAGGGGCTCGACCTCTCCAAGGCGATGGTGCAGGGCGCGATCACCCACACCACGCTCTTCACCCTCGCGATGGCAGCGGGCGGCCTCGGGCTGACCGGCGGTGACGAGGAGGAGCGTCGTCGTCGCAAGGCGATGAAGTACCAGACGGGTCAGATCGTTTACGACCCGCGGGACATCATCAACGACTTCCGCAACGCGGACAGCGTGTACCTCGACTGGCTCCCCTTCGGCATGGGAGGCATGTTCGCGATCCCCGACCCCGAGGGCGTGAACAGCAGCGACAGCATGGCGCAGGTCCACTGGATCCTCCGCCAGTTCGTCAGCCCGCTCCTCGGCATGGAGCGCTGGATGGAGACCGGCGACGTGCGCCACATCGGCTGGGGCTTCGCCGACGCGATCGGCTCGATGCCGCTCGTCAACAGCGCCAGCTGGACCGACGCGACCGAGACGTTCGCCCGGCTCATGGACACCGCGCCGGACGCCGACGCCGAGGCAGAGCTGGATGCCACGCTTGACGCGTGGGGCGTGCTCCTCACCGGCGTCGCATACTACGAGCGGATGCTGATGGAGAACTCCTTCATCAACATGCTGTACCAGCAGAGCGACAAGTACGACCGCGACCCGTGGGTGCTCCCCAAGACAGATGTGGACGGCAACATCATCCGCCCGCGTCTCGACCAGCCGGTGCCCAGCCAGGCGCTGGAGGACTACGTCGACCCGATCACGGGTGAGGTCCAGCAGGGCCGCAAGGGCTTCGACTGGTGGGACGCGACGCTTCACGGCTTCACGGAGAACCGCGGCACGCTCGCGCTGATGTTCTCCCTGTTCAGCGGCAACGGCCTCGGTGGCTCCACGATCCGCACCAACATGGTGCCGAAGACGCGGACGATCGACAAGCCCGAGCTCGACCAGACCGGCGCCGAGAGCCTGCTGATGGGGCTGTACTCGTCGGCCAACGGCAGCGGCCTGATGAGCGTCGAGGACAACCCGAGCTACCTGCTCAGTGCCTACGACGAGTTCGGCCGCGAGAGCCTCAACGAGAACGGTGCGGCCGCTGTCGTCCACGGTGTGTGGAAGGGCAGCGTCAAGCTCGGCTCGCCGGCTCTCGAGGGCGTATTCATCACGAAGGACATGCGCGAGCAGATCCAGGCCAACCTGATGAGCAGCCTCATCCAGGAGGGTGTCGACCTCGGTCTCAGCGAGTACGACGCCAAGGGCCGGATGTACGACATCTGGTACGGTCCCAAGGAAGACCCCGAGGTCGTCGGCCTCGGAGACATCCTGTGGAGCGACAAGATCCCGTACAAGCAGAGCGACCAGTACCTCCAGCTCAACACGACCTACGTCATCGGTCCCGACGGCCGCCCGTGGGCGACCGGCGTGAGCCGCGACAACCTCAGCACGCTCTTCGGCTTCAACCCGCTACAGCGCTACCAGGCCGGAGACGTCGGTCTCCCGACCGACAGCAGCCTCAACGCTGTCGACCCGGCCGCGGCGATCAACACCGGGCTCCGCAGCCTGGAGAAGGTCGACGAAAGCTGGGACGTCCCGACGCCCGAGGAGATCGGGAAGAGCATTGAGGACGCGCTCAAGGACGCGATGGCCAAGAGCTACTCCGGCAACAACGAGGGCAACGGCGGCTACCGCTACGGCTACCGTTCCGGTGGCGGCGGCGGCCGCGGCGGTGGAGGCGGCGGTGGCTACAGCTACCGACTCAACTCGCCGGAACGCAACGACGCGACGTACGCACGCAACACACCGTTCGTGAACGTCGACAACCCCATGCTCCGTCGCGCTACAATTAGACGTGAACGGTTCTCCAGTGAACGAGGAAGGCTGAAGCCGTGGCAGTGAGTGCGTACGAACCCATCAAGAAGTTTGAGGACTGGTACGACCGGTACGACCTCAACGAGCGCAACGGGTGCGTCGCGACGTTCAACATCAGTAAGTGCGCTGCGAAGATCACGAGCCAGTTCGACCGGGCCAAGCGGGAGATGGACATCCGGGTCAAGAACTACGACAACCTCATCAAGCTCGTGGACGCCGAGGTCATCAGTGAGAAGCCGGACCTGCCGAACGTAAGCTCCGGCGAGGTCGCCGGTATGATCCGACGTATGGCGCGCAACCTCGTGCAGCACACGCCGAACGTCGAGGTCATCAGCAAGTTCGACGACGATGGGGCCGCCGGGGTCTTCGCCGCCCACATCCTCAAGGCGAAGATCATCGGCGACGACCTCTACTCGAACGACATGCAGCAGAACCTCTTCGCCAGCGCGAAGAACAGTCTGACGCTGGGGTTCGACGCCGTCGTGCCGATCCTGCAGCAGGACGCTGCAGGCGGCTGGTTCATGAAGTACGACAACATCTTCTACCGCGATGTCTTCCCCGACCCCGGCGTCAAGGACATCAAGGATGCGAAGGTCGTGTTCGTCCGGCGCTACCTCACGAAGGCGGACGTCCACGCCCTCGTGCGGAATCAGACCTCGGGCTGGGATCCCTACGCCCTCAAGACGATGCTCGAGAACAACCCGCCCGCCCGCGATCGCGACAGCGTGGACCACCAGTCCTCGAAGCACCACTCGATGCCCGAGGGCTACGAGATCATCACGTACTACAACAGCTACGGCGACCCGTTCCTGACGTGGGACGAGCGCACCAAGATGCTGCTGCGCGTAGAGCGCAACAAGGATCCACTCAAGCGGCACCCGGTCTTCTTCCTCATCATGGAGAAGGACCTCAACCAGCCCCTCGGCAAGAGCCAGGTCGAGCTGGTACTCGGTCGCCAGGAGTTCCAGGACCTGATGTTCAACGGTGCCATGAAGATGTGGTACCGCAACATCAACCCGCCGATCCTCGGCATCGGGTGGAACAGCCAGGCCACGCCGAACATCGGCCCCGGCAAGTTCATCCCGATCTCGAACCCCAACAGCGAGCTCAAGCCGATGGAGATGAGCACACAGACGCTCCTCCAGTACAACCAGATCTCCACCGCCAACGCCGGCAACATGGTCCAGCAGCTCGGCGCCGCAGACCAGCAGATGGCCACGATGAACGGGGCGGGCGGCGGCATGAGCCAGACGCCGCAGGGCGTCGAGGCACAGCAGGCGATGGTCGACATCACGACCAACAACTTCCAGAAGGCGATCGAGAACTTCTTCTCTCGGTACTGCAGCTACGCGCTCACCCTGTACTTCGCCGAGCTCAAGGGTACCGTCGAGAACATCGTCCCCACGGCGGACGCTCGCCGGGCGATGCTCAACGGCGGGCTCGTGCTGGAGGACGTCATCGGGCCCGAGGGGCAGGTCGTTCGCGAGGCGGACTTCGATGAGGACGGCAAGCTGAACCTCGTGTTCGACGACCTGGCCACCGAGTACTTCGTCCGCACGATCCCCGGCTCCCTCGTCGAGATGGAGGACGAGAAGCAGCTCCGCGTTCTCAACGCGATGTTCGTACCGCTCAGTCAGATGATGCCTGCCCTCGCGGCGGCCGGGAACCAGGAGGCGCTGCGCAACGCGACGAGCGTCCTGGAGTTCATCATGCAGCGCGAGATCGAGCTCAGTGGCTCCGCGCACTCCGCGGAACTGAGTCGCCTCTTCCGCGAGGGTCCGACCGACGCCCTCACGGCGCAGCAGCAGTTCCAGCGTGACTTCGAGGACCGGCTCAACGCCGCGGACGGGATCCAGGCCGAGCGGCTGGCTCTCGAGGCCGAGGAGAAGGCCCAGACGCGGGAGCAGATCGGCCTGCTGCGGCAGTCGATGGACGCCATCATGGGGCACCTAGGTATCCCAGGAGCTACAACTGAGGCTGTAACGCCCGAAACAGGGTTATAGCATCTAGAACTTCTGCCCAGCCAGGGCAGAATAGGAGCGTACCGGAACCGCCGGTCGCAACACACCGAAAGGAGGGGATGCAGGATGGTCGCACCGGTCCAGAAGGACAGCCTGACCGAGTGGCAGCAGGGACTCGCCACTTACCTTCGCATCTCGTCTCCGATCGCCGGTATGTTCACCGGCTCGGAGATCAAGCCCAACCCGAACGCGCGGTCCATCCGCGTTCCCGACATCCGCGTCGATGACTACATCACCGACGCCGAGATCGGTCGCATCGGGACCACCCACTACCAGGGCAGCGAGTTCACTGGCGAGTGGAAGAACGGCGTCCCGCCGATCTTCTGGCGCGAGTACTCGATGTCGCGTCACCGCAGCTTCGGCTTCACCGTGTTCGACGAGCAGCTCCGCTACTCGCCCATCAAGAACATCGTGCAGGAGTACGTCGGCCGCAAGATGCAGACGACGGTCATCCGTGACCACGACAAGTACTGCCTCCTGGCCGCGATCTCCGGTCACATGACCGGCAAGCTCGTGCCCCGCGTCGCTGGCGTCGACACCATCGGCCCCGCCACCGCGGACGCCCACCGCATCTCCAACACCGGAAACGCGGCGGACTACAAGTGGATCGCCGAGCCCGGCGAGGACTACGACAACCAGATCCAGCCGTCGTTCGCGACCGTCAAGGGCATGTTCCTCGACGACACGGACCCGCTGAAGACGCTGGACGCGCTCACGCTGACGTTCTCGGACAACTGGTTCGACTCGAACTTCGGCAACAACGAGCGCTTCCTGCTGATCACGTCGGCCCTCGAGCTCGTGTTCATCAACGCCCTCATCGAGAAGGGCGCCGGCACCGAGTCAGCGTTCAAGCTCTACCGTGACGGCGACATCTCGGGTGCTCAGGCGAACGGCTACCTCGGAACCCTCAAGGGCTCCTGGAAGCTCGTCAAGATCCACCCCGAGTGGCTCCCGAAGGTCTTCACCGACGCGTCCCTCGTGGTCGACCCGGTGGCTGACACCTCGACCGCCAACCGCACCCTGCGCCAGGTCGTCGCTCTCGCGGCGTACAAGAACGCGATCCAGACCTACGAGCACTTCTCCGAGAAGCGCCAGCAGGATGGTGGCGTGCGGTTCAAGGGCACGGAGTACGTGCAGGACTTCTCCTACGACGCCTGGGCCATCGACCAGCTGTCGGAGGGAATCGTGCCGCTCTTCATGCCGACGTCGCCCGTCAACCTCGCGATCGTGAACACCTCGTTCACGAACGTCGCGGCCAAGGTTGCCGCAGCCCGCGCCCAGAAGGGTGTCTCGCCCGAGACCTACCCGATCTCGGGTGCCGACACGGTGCTCTCCCGCCCGGAGTGGTACCACCAGGTCATGGGCTACGAGAACACCACGGCGCTCAACACCGGCCTCCCCATCCAGGAGACCGGAGACGTGGCTCACCGCAACCCGCTGCTCCCGAACGACGACCCGACGCCGATCGTGCTCTCCCGCGCGAACAGCACCGCGGTCGCCGTGGGCACGAAGGCCAACTTCACCAACGGTCAGACCTACGTCGTGACAGTCGCCGGTACCACGGCGGCTGCACAGCCGTCCACGACCGGCATCGACATCGGCGAGACGCTCGTCGACGGCACCGCCACCTGGCGGCGCTCCAACTGAGCTGGCGGGGCGGGCCTCCGGGTCCGCCCCTCTAGTCTCTCTTGAGAGAAGGTGAAGACATGGACCAGCTGATCGAAGTGCTGACTCAGATCCAGGACCTCGCTGGCGTCGCCATCGACGCCCTGACCGAGGCTGCAGGCGGTGGCGGTGCTCCCGAGGGTGCAGCACCCCCCGAAGGCGGGGGCGAACCCGCACCCGCACCCGAGCCCCCGGCCTAAGGCCGAGGATGAACAGGGCTACCGCTGGGCTTCCGAGTTCCCCCAGCGGTAGCCCTACATCTAGAAGGAAGGAGGAGCCATGAGCTACCTCGGGAACACCCCCAAGAGCCCGACCATTCTGCGTCTCGAGCAGCGCAAGAGCTTCGCCCTCGCTCTCTGGATTCAGGACAAGAGCGGCCGCGCTCTCGACGTGACCGGCGCCACGATCAAGATCGTGATGAAGGAGAAGGTCGACTCGACCGACACCACCGACGCCGGCAACATGATCACCAACTCCTCCGCGGAGATGGCAGACTCGGCGATCGGCTACGTCCGCTTCGAGCTGCAGGCGCTCGATCTCAACTACGATGCCGGCGAGTATGCCTACAGCATCGTCATGATCGCAGACGGCTACAGTTCCGTCCTCGTCAGCGGCACGGTGGAGCTCATCGAGAACACCGAGCTCGCCAGCGTCAGCAGCGTCTACGACTCGCTGAACAACGCCTCGAGCCTCGTCATCGCGATGGACGGGCCGAAGGTCATCAACGTCTTCACGGGGCCGACTCTGGCTCCGGGTACCACGAGCTTCACGAACGCCGACAAGGAGAAGCTCGACACGATCGAGCCCGGCGCTCAGGTCAACGACGACGAGAAGATCCCGACCGGCGGCGCACGTCGCGCGTACCTCGGGAAGACCGGCGACGGCGACTACGAGCTGGGATGGTTCCAGCCCCCGCAGGTCGACCCGAGCGGCCTCGACGCGGAGGGCATCGCGAACGGCTGGGTGCCGACCGCGAACGGCGGCGGCGGCTGGGACTGGGTTGAGTCCTGGACCAGCGCGGACGACGTCCCCGACGGCGTCACCAACGTCACGATGACGCAGGCCGAGCGCACCAAGCTCTCCGGCCTCACCAAGGACTACACCCAGCTCGACAACAAGCCGACGCTCGGCACAGCTGCGGCGCAGAACACGAGAGCGTTCCTGCCGAGCACCGGCATCCCTGCGAGCGCGACGATCAGCGGCGTCTTCAACAACGCCCGTCTCCCCCGCATCGGCGGGATCCTCGGCAACACCTACGGGACGGCGAGTCCGACCGGTGGCAGCGACGGAGACGTCTACTGGCAGCTTGCCCCGTAGGCGGTGACGGATGGTCACCAAGGCGGTCGGTACGGCGGGGACGATGGAGATCATCGTCGGCAACCCCAACGTCAGCTTCAAGATCTACTGCTCCGACCCGATCACGAACGTCAACTACAACTGGAGTGGTACCGTCAACGGCGTCGCGGTCGGCGGCACAGTACGCCTCGACGCCGGGTTCGGGTCTCGAGTCCTCGGGACCTGGAGCGTCGGCTACTCGCAGACCGTCACGTTCAACCAGGGTGCGACGGGAACCCAGGGTCTCGGCGGTGCGAACTCGCTGAGCGCGAGTGTCACCCGGACGACGGTACCTAGCGCCCCGCCGGCGCCGACATTCATCAGCAGCACTCCGACGAGCCTCCGGTTCCAGATCTACCAGCCTGCCAGCAACGGTGGCAGTGCTGTCACCAGCTACACGATGGCCGTCTACCTGCCCGTCTCGATGGGAGGCGGACTGGTCTCGACCTGGACTGGCGGAAGCAGCATCCAGGAGACCCCGGCCTCTGCTGACCTCGACCGGAGCATCAGCTACCGAGTCCAGTACCGGGCCCAAAACGCGATCGGTCTCGGTGCGTGGAGCAGCCTGGTCAACATGACCACGGCCAACACGATCCCGGATCAGCCGCCGCCCGTGCTCCCTGGCGCGATCACGACCACGACGATCCCGTACACCGCTCCGAACCCGACCTACACGGGTGGCAGCCTGACGGCCCGCGAGGTCGTGCTGATGAACGCCGCGGGGACGACCATCCTCCAGACGAAGACGACCGGACTGACCGACACGTTCACAGGAGCGACACGGGCTACGGACTACTCGATCAAGCACCGCGTCCAGAACGCGGTCGGCTGGAGCGCCTACAGCGACCTCGTTCCCGTTCGTACCCTGACGGACCTGCCGAGTGCGCCCACCGGCTACAACCACTTCGACGTGGCCAGCACCAGCGCTCGCGTCAGCGCGGGAGTGATCGCCGACAACGGTGGTCAGAGCCCGACGAACGCGCGCATCCAGTACAACACGACGCCCAGTGCGACTGGTGCCTCGATCAAGGACAACGGGTACTGGGGCGACAGCACGCTCACCGGCCTCAGCACCGGCACCACGTACCACTACCGCGAGGCGGCGTTCAACGAGGCGGGCTGGGGCCCCTACGGTGCGTGGCAGAGCTTCACGACCAAGAGCAACGTCCCGAGTGCTCCGACCGGCCTCAGCGCGAGCAGCATCACCGATTTCACGGCCGCTCTCGGCTGGACCCTGCCGATCGCGAACGGGAGCACGGTGCTCAGCATCGAGCTCCGCGTCGCGACCAACCCGAGCTTCAGCACGGGTGTGCAGACGTTCTCCCTGCCGCCGACGACCGTCACGCAGGCACTCGGTGGCCTCTCCGCGGCGACGAAGTACTACGCGCAGGTCTGGAGCAACAGCAGCAACGGCCTCGGCTCGAGCTCTCCGATCATCGACTTCACGACCACCGGTTCCGGCGGCCTGGCCAACCCGTACTGGATCAAGGTCGCGGGAACCTGGCGCAAGGTCATCCAGTGCTGGGTCAAGGTCGGCGGCGTGTGGATGCCGGCGATCCCGTGGAAGAAGATCAGTGGCGTCTGGCGGGTGAACTGATGGTCGTCACAGTCAGTAACAGCCCGCGCGAGGCGACCGTCATTGAGGCCGAGGTGCGCAAGAGCCTCAGCTTCAACGTCTGGATCCAGGACGCGAACAAGACGACCATCGACACGACGGGAGCGACGCTCTCGCTCACCGCGGCGAAGGTCGACAAGTACGGCACGGAACAGATCGTCCTGAGCAGCTTCGCGACGATGGTGACGAGCGGCAACTTCCGCTTCGACCTCCAGGCGAGCGAGCTCAACCTCAAGATCGGCGAGTACCCGATGGTCGCGACCCTGACGAGTGACGGCTACAGTGCCGCGCTCTTCAAGGGAACGCTCCGCATCGTCGAGAACTTCGAGGTGATGAGCATCACCCAGAACTACCTGATCAGCCCGAGTTCTTCCGCGCTCCTCATCCAGCTCGGGAACCAGAACAGCATCCACGTCGAGCTCAGCACGCTCCTGCCGAGCGACGTAGTGCGTGTCCCTCCCGGCGGAACGACGGGACAGGTGCTCGTCAAGAAGAGCGGCGGTGACTGGGACCTCGCGTGGGGCACGCTCAGCGGCGGCCTCAGCGCAGCCGGACAGGCGGTCGGCCGGGTGCCGCGCGCCAACGGTAACGGCACCTGGAGCTGGAGTGTTCCTCAGTGGAACGACATCAACGCCAAGCCGATCGCGTGGGATCCAATCCCGTTCCGGACATTCGCGGCGACAGCATTCGACTACCCGATGGGGTACACGACGTTCTTCAACAACATCGTCACGGACCCGTCAGGAGGTTGGCCCGGACAGTATGGCACCGTACAGACTGTCCGCAGCTACAGTGGCGCGGGCGGTACCATCCAGTACTGGAGCGGCTACAACACGCTCCCTGGTCAGGTGTTCATGCGGCAGTGGCCGTACCTCGCGACGGCGTGGACGGCGTGGAAGCGGATCGACGGCCTGTACGTGGACGAGCAGGTCGCGACACGCACGACGCCTGCTCAGGTCACGACGCAGATCCAGACCACCGCGGCGAACGTCAACGTCTCCTCGGACCTCAGCCGCACCGGCGCCGGCACGCTCGCCAGCCCATACGTCGTCGGCCTGCCCGATCGCCTCGGGCAGAACGGCGCGACGATCACCGACTGGAACAGCATCACCTCGCCCGGCTTCTACGGCGGCAACAGCGCAGCGAACGCTCCGGTCGCCGGGCAGGTGTTCGGTGTCGTCGAGGACAACGGCACTCAGCTCGTGGCGACCGTTCACGACCCCTCGGACCTGATGAACACCGAGTACCGACGGATCTACAGCGGAGGTGCGTGGGGCGCGTGGGTCCGGCGCAGGAACGGCGCGTGGGAGGGCAGCACGACCGCCCGCAACGCGCTCGTCCCGAAGTACTGGGAGTTCTGGTGGGACACCACGCTCAACCAGATGTTCGTGGGCAGTACCACGGGAACGTGGCGGCAGTACTCCGGCTTCGCGCAGGACACGGCGAAGGCGTGGGACACCACGCAGACGAACCTTGCGGGGCGCACGATCACGTTCACGCTCCCCACGGTTCTCGAGACGACAGAGTACGTGTCAGTGTACGCTGTCTCCGCAGGAAGTGGGTTCGGATTCATCGGGGGAACCTTCTTGATCCGCAACCCCACGAACACCTCGTTGGGTGTTCGCTTCATGCAGATCATGAGTCTCACGACTCAGGCTCTGCTCATCTCCTGGAACATCGTCCCAGGATAGAATGGAACACGGAAAGGATACAATTATGGCAGACGTCAAGGGCGGGTACGCCTACCCCAGTTCGACCACCCGGATCACGAGCAGCTGGAACGACCACCGCAACCGGCCGGTTCCCAGCAGCGAGCCCGGCACCGACTACGGCTGTGCCTACGGCAGCGCGATCTTCGCTCCCGAGGACGGAGTCGTCGTCGACATCAAGAACACCACGAGCGGCGGCACCGGCCGCTACGTGACCATCGACCTCGGAGACGGTCGCCGCACGCGAGCGCTGCACCTCTCCCGCATCCTCGTGTCGAAGGGTCAGCGCGTGAAGCGCGGCCAGGAGATCGCGAAGAGCGGGGCTTCCGGCTTCGGCAAGGAGTGGGGCTACGGCGCCCACGTCCACCAGACGCTGTGGGAGCACCAGTCCTACTCGTTCGGCAAGAACGCGACCATCGACTTCCAGCGCTCTGTCGGCGCGGACAACGACGGTGGTGGCCTCAAGTATGACCAGGCGACCGCGGACATCCAGGCGTCGCTGAACCGCTACCGCGGTGAGAAGCTCATCGTCGACGGCCTCCGCGGACCGGCGACGATCGCGGCGATCAAGCGCCTCCAGACCTTCCTCGGCGTCGGGGTGGACGGCATCTGGGGTCCGATCACCAACACGAAGTACAACGAGTGGGTCAAGAAGACGCACCCGCCGAAGCCGCCGAACCCGCAGTACCACAACGTGACGCTCGACGACATCGCGTCGATCGGTGACGTCCGTGGTCTCCAGAAGATCGCGCGCCTGTACCTGCCGCAGCAGGTGGACGGGAAGTGGGGGCCGAACAGCAAGACCGGCCTGCAGCGCTTCCTGAACGCCAACTACGGCGGATCGCTCACGACCTGGCTCCGCTCCAAGTGGGGCTACGTCGGCAACGAGCAGTTCGGCCCGCAGATGAAGGCGGCGCTGCAGCGAGCGAACGCGGCAAACCTGAAGCAGCTCTAACCCCCTTTCCCCAGAAGAGGACACACGTATGACCGAGGAGCAAATGCCACTATGGGCGAGACAGTTCCAGGGAGAGATGCTCCGAGGGCTTCAAGGCGTGCAGAACACGTTGGCGACGGTCGTTACGAAGGAGAGCTTTCGCGACGAGAAGGATCGAGTGAACGCGGAGCTGACAGGGCTTCGGGGCGAGAGCCAGTCGATCCGGGACGCTCTGAACGCCGAGAGTACCGCGCGGCAGACGAGCGAGCTCGCCGCCGCAAAGAAGGTCGCCGAGGAGGCGACAGCCCGCCAGAAGGTCCAGGCAGCGACCAACTGGCAGTGGTTCGCACTGATCGCGATCCCGTTCGGGACGAAGTTGGTCGACTGGCTGCTGGGAGGAACGGGTCCATGAGTGAGAACGACGAGACGGTCGTCAACACCGCGATCGTCGACACGTCCCCTGGAGCGATCGTTGCGGCGACGTTCGAGAAGCCGGAGCCGCTCAAGCGGCAGTGGTTCCTCTACGCCGCCGCGGCGATCCTCCTCGTGGCGACAGTCATCCTGGGGAGTGCGTTCATCACGAACCTCACCGACCGGAACAACCGTCTGAACAACGTGATCGTGAGCCAACAGGACTCGCTGCACGAGAAGGACGAGCAGATCGAGGAGTTGACGGCCACGAGCCAGGCGCTCTACGATCAGCTGCTTCTGGCCGGAGAGACGCCGGACGAGCCCCGCCCGCCTGACGTGGTGACTGGCCCGGCCGGCGACCGCGGCGCGACCGGCGAGACGGGGGAGACCGGCCCGCCCGGTCCCGCTGGCCCCGTCGGTCCGCCCGGTAGCCAGGGAGAGCCCGGCGTGGCTGGCTCCTCCGGCAACCAGGGAGAGCCCGGTGCAACCGGACCCTCCGGCCCCGCGGGACCAGCAGGCCCGCAGGGTGAGCCCGGCAGTCCCGGCGCGACCGGCCCTGCTGGGCAGAGTGCGTTCCCGTTCACGTTCACCTTCACGTACCTCGGGATCCCGTACACCTGCACCGTGACCGACAACACAACTGCTGCAGCCTGCAGCATCACCCCCTAGGAGGAAGCATGACGTACCTTGACCCCGCCGTCCCCGAGGACGACGATCTCACCACCAAGAACGGGTTCATCAAGCGGAGCCGCAAGGCTCTCGTGGCGGGCCTGACCACCGCGATCGGTGCCTTCGGTCCCGCGTTCGCGGTCGCCACCGGAGACGGCGTCATCACCGGCGAGGAGGTCGCGCTCATCAGCGTGACGGCCTTCGGCCTCGGTGTCGCGGCCTTCGCGGCGGTCTGGAAGGTTCCCAACGCGGACTGACCGGTTCGCGTTACAATAGATCCGAGAGGAGGCTGTCATGGCCTGGGACCTGTTCAAGTTCTTCCGTACCGGCAACGGCAACGTCGACGAACCCAAGCCGAAGCCCAAGCCGACGCCGGCACCCTCCCCACAGAGTGCCTCTCGGGTCCTCGGACAGGGGTTCGCCCGCGGCTCAGGATCCCCCGGTCCTGTCCCCGCACCCACGCCGCAGGCGAACCCCGCCCAGAACGTCTGGGGCACCAGCCCCGGCGGCAGTTCCCGCAGCGGTCGCTCCGGCGGCCAGACCTGGGAGCCGCCCAAGCAGGAAGAGCAGAAGCCCAACTTCCTGGAGGAGATGGGCAAGGGCCAGGTCCAGCAGGCTGAGCAGAAGCAGGGCGTGGCCGAGGACATCTTCAACTGGCTGATCAACGACAAGGTCGAGAAGCCGGGCGACTTCTTCCAGCCGATCGGTGGAACGACCGATCGCATCGAGAAGAAGGAAGCCGAAGAGCAGGCAGCCGTCCAAGCCCGTGCCGACTGGGGTACTGGCCTCGGTGGCGGCAACACGGAAGTGAAGGAGCTGACGTGGGACGAGTACGACGCCCTCACCCCGAGGCAGCGCGCCGCGGTCGATGCCAACTCAATGCTCGTCACCGCGATCGAGCAAGACATGTCTACGGGCGCACTGGCCGCTGACCAGAAGGACGACGCCTACCAGCAGAGTCTCGAGGCGCTCTTCGGCAAGGAGGGTGGCAGTGACACCTACGCCCCGGCGACGGTGAGCGCGCTGAGCCAGCTCGGCCTGGCGAACACCGAGGTCGGCGACCTCGACGAGTACCTGAACCGCAACGCCCTCGTCAACACCACCGACCTCGGCGCGATCGGCACCGGCACCTTCGACGACTCCGTCCGCGGACAGCAGGTGCAGGCGTTCAGCGACCAGACCCTCACCAGCATGGCCGACACGCTGGCGAGCGGCTACGGCCTGTTGAGCGGTATCGGTGCGGCGAACGCCGAGAGCGGCGAGCTCAACGATCTCTTCGAGATGCTGAGCTCGCGCAACAACTACGATACCCTCGCTGATCAGGACGTCGCCGAGATCATGGGTAGCTTCATGAACGAGACCGGGATCGACAGCGGAACGCTGACCCGGTACTTCGAGGACCGCCTGAACGCCTACGACTACGGCACCGCGGCGGGACAGACACCGAGCCTCGGCTCCGGTGACGCAGGATCCTACGTTTCCCCGGCCGAATTCCGCGGCCGCTACTTCTCCACAGGAGGTTGAGCATGGCCAAGAAGAAGACCGAGACAATCGGAGAGCGGAACAAGCGCCTCGGCAACGCGCCGGGCACGGGTTCCGTTCTCAAGCCGGGGTACACCGCCCCGGCGAGTCCGTGGGGTTCCCTCGGGAACTTCCTGAACCCCAAGAAGCAGGTGCCGGTCGCGCCGCAGAACCCGCGCACCGTCACCACGGCGCCCATCAACGACGGCGGGGGATCCCCCGGCGGAGGCACGGGTGGTGGCGACGGTGGTTACGCCGCAGCGCGCAGCGCGAGCCGGTCGGCCAGCCAGAAGCAGAACGACAACACCGCGGCGCTCGTCGACCAGCAGCGGAAGCTGATCGACGCGTTCGGCACGCAGCGCGACAAGAAGCTCGGCAACATCAACAACTCGTTCACCACGAGCGACTCGCTCCTGATGAAGAACTACGGCCTCGCGGCGGAGGGTCTCGCCGGGACGCGTCGGCAGAACGAGATGGCTGAAGGCGACGCGAGCTTCTCGAACATCAGCAACGCGGTGCGGGAGCGGCAGAACATCGCCGACCAGGCCGCCAGCCAGGGTGCCGGCGAGACCGACCTGCTCCGCAGCCAGCTCGCCGCCTTCCGCAACTACGCGGCCAACCAGGGTGAGGTCAACCGCAGCTTCAACGACACGCTGCAGTCGATCAACAACAGCCTCACCAGCCTGAACAGCGACACATCCACGAGCCGGACGAACCTGTTCAACCAGCGTGAGGCTGACCGCGAGGCCGCGTGGGCGAACTACGCGAACCAGACGAGTGACGCCTGGACGCAGATCGCCAACATCGAGAACGCCAACACCAACACCGAGAGCGACATGACGGTGGGGTACAACAAGAAGTTCACCGACGCCGGAGCTCAGGCAGCCGCCGCGGTGAAGAACTCGTACTCCCGTCAGGCGATCCCCACCGGCTGGAACGAGTGGGGTGGCAAGCAGGGCACGCAGGAGCGGGCCCTGACGAGCAGCAACCGTGCCGCGGCGATCAGCCTCGGCGGACCCGTGCGTCGCCCCGAGGGTGCAACGCTCCGTCGCTGGGAGGGATGATGGCGAACGCCGATGTCGCGATGACGCTCGACGAGGCGGTGGAGGAGGTGCTCGGCCTCCTCACCGGCCTCGAGGTCGCGTACGACCCGCAGTTCGACCGGTACCGGGCGATCGCGCGCACCCTGAACCGCGCGCTGCGGGCGAACGCCCTGGAGCACGAGTGGAGCTACTACTCGTCCATCGAGAACGTCGGTCTCGCTCACGCCGGAGACACGGACGTGGCGCTGCGCAGCTCCATCCGGCTCCGCAAGATCGGCGACGACAGCGTGCGCTTCGTCCGGCCGGGAACCTCGGACGTCGTCGAGTGGGCGTACATCATCCCGCGCGACGCGCTCCACAAGTACAACGGTCGCTACGCCGGGCTCTGGGCGAGCGTGACGCGCGAGCGCCTCAGCTTCTCCCGCCCGCTCGGCGAGGGTCTCGAGGGCATGGAGATCCACCTGCCGGTGATGCGGGAGCCGCGGATGTTCGCGATCCCGCCCGTGCCGAACGACCCCGAGGCTCCGATCGTGCCGATGCCGCAGGACACGCGCGAGCAGCTGCTTGACTACGACTACCCGGACGCGATCATCCTCCGGGCGGCGTACATGTACGCGCAGACGGACCCGATCATGCAGCCGCGCGTACAGACTCTCGAGGCTCAGTTCAACGACCTCAAGTACCAGCTGATCAGCCGGGACGACCAGGTGACGGACTCCGCGTTCCTCAACGACTTCTTCGTCCCGATCACGAACAGCATCGATGGAGGCGGCTACGGCTGGAACGGCCGCCACCCGCACAGTGACGAGCGCCGCTGATGGCAGGCAAGCAGACCATCCCGGCGCCGATCGACCGGCCACTCGCGAAGGCGTACCTCCGCGAGTTCGCGGGCTGGAGCACCGCTTATCCGCCGGGGCTCAGCGAACCCACGAGTCTCCGCATCATGGAGAACGTGCAGGTCACCCGTGAGGGCGCAGTGCGGACCCGCCCCGCACTGCGCTCGGTCCTGACGGCGAACACCTGGCTGGACGCGAACTACGACGCGCGCATGGTCGGCGGGTTCGAGCACTTCTTCCTGAACGACGGGCGCAAGGCGCTCCTGTTCGCAGCGCGTGGAGCAACCGGTGTCGTCAGCTTCAAGGTCGCGGTCTACAATGCCGCGACGAGTCGCTTCGACATCTACTCGCTGACAGACCCGATCGTCGGCTTCTCGATCCCACAGGGCGAGACGACGCTCAACTTCACGAGCGCTACGACCTTCGTGAAGTACCTTCAGATCGACAACAAGATCTTCGCGCTGAGCGACGCGGGGGAGGACCTCCGCCTCTTCAACGTGGGAACGACCAAGGCCGCCCGCAAGGTCGTGCCGATCACCGTGCCGGCGTGGGACACGGCCAGCGCGCTGACCGTTCGGCACCCGGACGCAGCCTGGATCAACAACGCCACGAAGAACACGATCCCCGCGGCGGAGACCCCGACGAGCCAGACGCTCATCAGCAGCCTCCCGCTCGTCGGTGCCGCCACCACGGCGAGCGGCCAGCCCTTCACGCTCGCAGGACACGGCCTCAGCGTCGGTCAGGCGGTCATCCTCAACGCGACGAGCGCTCCCGGCGGCTTCTCGGTCGGCACGACGTACTACATCCGCACGATCCCGACGCCCGACACCTTCCAGCTGGCGGCGACCCCTGGCGGGGCGAACATCAACCCGACCAGCGCGGGCACCGCGATCACCTTCACCCTCGGGCCGACCGCGAGCGGTGAGCCCGCGAAGAGCCCGAACGTCTACAACTACGGCTACTTCTACACCTTCGAGAACGAGGTGGGTGAGAGCGCCGCGAGTCAGATGCAGACGATTCGCGCGCAGCGGGCGTGGAGCCAGTGGCGGTTCCTCGCTCCCGACGCGAACGGCAACCCGACCACCACGCCGGTCACCGACCCGCACATGGCGATGGACCAGCTCGTGGCGATCCTGCCTCAGACGGTGTTCGACGCCGCGATCGCGCAGGGTGCTGTCAAGTGGAACCTGTACCTCGCGACCTGGAGTGACAGCGACGCTGTTCCGCCGGAGGGCGTGATGGTCGGGACGCGAGACCTCACCGTCGCCGGCACCACGTACCAGACCGGCGGCTGGATCGAGAACACCGCCGCGGTGGACATCGGCACCAACGCGGCGCCGCTCCCCACGCTGGAGAACCGATACAACTACAGTGACCCGTCCTCTGCCTCGCAGGGACTCGTCGCCGGTGACCGCCTGATCCTCGTCAACGACAAGGACAACGGCGCGCTGATCCGCTGGAGTAGCAACCAGGTCGGGGAGTACACGAACTTCACCCCCTCTCGCGGCGGCGGTCTCAAGACGCTCACCAGCGGTAACCTCCTGATCCCGGCTGCAGTCAAGCTGTGGCAGAACCCCCAGTCGGTCGACACCATCACGATCCTCTGCACGGGTGTCGACGGCTACTCGACCGCGTACTACATGGCTCCGGCGCAGATCAACGGGCAGAGCGACAGCACCGCGATCATGGGCTTCGAAGAGACCACGGCGACGCCGGGCACGGTGAGCCCGTACGGCGTCGAGGTGCTGAACAACGCGCTCTACCACCCGCTCGACACTGAGCTGATGAAGAGCACGGCCAGCAACTACAACATCAACCACAGCACGATGACCGACGACATCGCGAACAAGTGGCTGGAGCTGCTCAAGAAGGACGACATCGTCAGCACGCAGCACGACAACCGGCTGTACTACATCGTCAACAACCCGGACGGCGAGGCAGTCCCTCCGGGCTGCAACGGCAACGAGATCTGGGTCCTCGACGCGGGCAAGGACCAAGGCTCGTGGAGCCGCTGGCTGATCCCCGCGATCAGCCTCAGCAAACTCGAGGTCGCCGGAAAGCTGTACGTAGCTGTCGCCCGGCCCGAGAGCATCTTCGTCCTGGACGACCTCAAGATGACCGACGACGCCAGCACGAGCGGCGGCACTCTCCAGAAGGCGATCCCGTGGAAGCTCGAGACCAACACGCAGGGCGCGAACCGCGCGCACGACGCGTGGGCCCGGCTCCAGCAGGTGAACGTCACGCTCGGCAACTGGCGCGGCACCGTCCGCTTCGGGATCCGCTCGTGGGATGTGAACGGCAAGCCCGTCGAGCTCAGCAAGGTGTACAAGCGACCGCTCACCGACGACCTCGCAGCTCGCCCGCTCCCGTTCGACATCAGCGACTTCATGCTGATCCGTCGCGATCTGATGGAGTGGTTCTTCTTCGCTGAGAGCGTGGAAGAGGACAACGTGGTGCAGCCGAGCTACGGCCGCATCAGCTACGTTCAGTACCGCTACGCCCCCGTCAGCGTCAACGTGGGCTACGAGTACGGCAGCGTGGAGACCTTCGAGTACGGACGTAGCTCGATCGGAGCGGCCAGCAACACAGACAACGGCGTGCCGCAGCCAATCATCGACACAAGGAGACCCTGATGCCCCTTCCCGGCCCCATCATCCAAGGCGTGACCAGTGGCGGCGTCGTCGCCCCGTTCCGCGTCAACACCCTCGGCCAGCTGGAGACCAGCCAGGCCGCCAACCCGGTTGGTACGACCGGCCCCAGCAAGATCGAGGATGCAGTCCACGTCAGCGGCGACATGGGGACGTTCGTCCTCGGTGTCCGACAGCAGTCCCCGCTCGCGACCACGAGCGCGGCGAACGACTACACCGCGCTCTCGACCAACGGTGAGGGCAAACTCCTCACTGCCACGGCGGCAGACCAGTTCCTGTTCTCCACCCGCACCGACCTGACGGCGGTGACGGACGTGGCGGTCGCCCCGGCCAAGGGTGCGAACATCCGCAACTGGATTAGCGACATCATCGTCGAGAACACGGGCGCGGCGGCCGCACGGCTTCTGCTGCGTGACGTGACGACGACGGTCCTGAGTGTCACCGTCCCGGCAGGGTCGACCTACATCCTCAACCTCGGCACCCCCATCCGCAACGCAGCAGTCAACACGGCCTTCAACGCTCAGCTGGGTGCTGCAGGCACCGTCACCCTCACGCTCGTCGGATACCAGGGATCCTAGAGAGGAGGAGTCACCATGTGGGAGATCATCAACGGCATCTGCCTGATCGTCATCGCGGTGTCGGTCGCAGTGATCGCCATCCGCCGCTGAGCGGAACCTCCGTAGGTAGGCTATAATCGTAGATAGGCGATTTGCCCTACCTACGGAGGAACAGTGACCCAAGCAGAACGCAAGGCGGTGTGGGACAAGCTGCTGACCAGCGGCTGGGTCCCGGAGAAGCACTACCGCGACTACAGCCAGTCCCAGCTCGAGAGCCTGTGGCTCCAGCGACAGGGCGGTTCGACCGCTCCGACCGAGCGCCCCGAGGGAGCGCCGGACCCGAGCGAGATCCGTTTCCAGGCCGACGTCGACTTCCTACGTGAGACCCCGCGCGACACCGTGCCGGGTCTGCGCCTCAACACTCACGGTGATGAGAAGCCGCTCCGCATCGACGACGACGGCAAGGTCTGGTATCGTGACGAGATCACGAAGGCCAGCTACCCGAAGGAGCGAGGCAAGCGCATCATCGAGTACGTCGATCCCGGCGTCAAGACCCAGGTGATCCGCGACTCGAACGGCAGCATCGTCGAGAGCTTCGAGATGCCGGGCGACCAGCACCGCGTCAGCCAGGCGAAGATCAGCCTGCCGGCGTACCAGATCGGTCTGTACCGCGATCCCGCGGTGCTGGGCGAGTTCTTCAAGATCCACGTCTACAACGAGAAGCGCGGCTTCGACATCTTCGACGTGGAGAAGTACTTCGGCGGACGGCACCAGATCCCCCAGACGTGCAAACGTGACTACGTGGACACCGTCCTGGTGTACACGATCGACAGCGTCATCCAGGCCATCCAGGATGATTACCGAGAGAAACTCAAGAACGGAGAACTCAGCGCATGACTGACGACAACTACGAGCTGACCGAGCAGGACCAGGCAGACCTGGCTTCGCTCGCAGCCGCACCCTCCCCCCGCACGGTCCTCGAGATCTGGGAGGAAGTACTCAGCAACATCGAGACGATGGAGGCGGAGAAGATCGAGCCCGGCTACGCCAACCACATCGTGACGAAGTGGCCCAAGCTCGACTACCACCAGGTACCGCAGTTCTACGCCCTGTTCCTCTCGTACCTCCGTCTCTACCGCGAGGACCTGCACGAGCAGCTCCGCCTCCACCCGGACGCGAAGCAGAACGTCTCGCCGGTCCCCGGCCACGAGGAGAGCGACGCGATCGCGAACCGCGACATCTACGTCGAGCTCATGTTCGTCTGGAACCTGACCACGGCGCGGATCGAGCACGAGTGGGACGCTCTGGACCCCCTCGCGGCCGAGAAGATCGCGGCCCAGGCCGAGGCTCAGACGTTCGTCACGGGCTCCCAGGGCATGCTCCAGGCCCTCACCGCGCCCAGCGTGGGCTTCTCGTGGACCGACGAGGAACAGGAAGAGCTCACGCACCGTGTCATCGAGGCGGCTGAGGCACTGTGAGCGACGCGCTGACGACCGCCGAGGGTGGTGAGAACAACGATGGCCAGGCCACCGAAGACGCCGAGGTTACGACAGAGTACACGCAGGCTGACGGTGACTCGTTCTTTGCGGCAGTCATGGGAACTCTGGAGACTGAGGAGGGTTCCGAAGAGGGTGGCGAAGGCGGAGCAGAGGCTGGTGCTGCTGCAGGCGGAGACGGATCACCAGCTGCTCCGGCTGAAGGAGCTGCGACAGCTGCAGGAGCAGCTGACGCACCGGCAGCTGGAGCAGACGGACAGCCTGCAGTGGCACCAGGAGCAGGTGACGCTGCAGAGTCCGCGGGAGCTGTCTCGACTCGCGACGCCGCCGAGCTCAACGACAACTGGGGCGCAGTCCTGACAGGACTGGAGGAGCGACAGACCAAGGAGCTCACCGCCGGTGCCGTCGAGGACGTGCGCACCGAGTACGCCCAGTACATCGAGGCCGTCGAGCAGGCACCACGCTACCTCGTCGGCCAGACCGTGCCCAAGGCTGACGGCAGTGAGGGGACTGAGCGTCTGAACGACGTCCAGGACGCTCGCGACTGGCAGGACGAGATCAAGAAGCAGCTCGCTCGCGAGGTGCAGAGCCGCGTCCAGGCCGGAGCAGATGCCAACCGTGGCACGATGGAACTGCTCAACCGCAGCATCGAGCTGTTCCGGGGCAACCCGGACATCGTGCCCAACACGAAGCAGTTCGACAAGGAGCTCGCCGAGAGCTTCGCCAAGATGGTCGAGCCCTACGCCGTGAAGACGGCGGACGGCAAGATCGCCGGGTGGAGCATCGACGTGAAGCCCCTGCTCGACAGCGCACGAGCGACCCTCGTGGCTGCGCGTGCGAGCAAGCCCGCCCCGCCAGCCAAGGCGGCCGCGCCGACGGCGCAGCAGCAGCGTGCCGCGCAGCAGCAGCGGGCGGACGACGGGAAGTTCTCCGGTCACCCGGCGGACGCCCCGCAGGCAGGCATCAGCAGTCAGGCCGGCCAGAGCGGTACCGACGAGAGCGGTCTCGACGCTCTGTTCGGCACCCTCGGCTTCCCCGCGGGGACGTTCCGGTTCTGACCATGCCTGACAACAGGAACCAGTGGGATTCCCTCTCGAGGATCGGAGCTCTGCTCCTGGCCCTCTTGGTGGGAATCCCACTGGGACTGGCGCTCGGCGCCGCACTCGCAATCCCCGCCTGGCCCTACGGAGTCTGATGCCCCGCTTCCCGATCTACTACCAGCCCCGTCCGTACCAGGCGGAGCTGCATCAGATGTGGCGGAGCAACCGCATCGGTGTCGCTGTGTTCCCCCGCCAGAGCGGGAAGGACGTGGCCATGAGCATGGAGATGTGCGAGCGCCGCCTCCGGATCCCGAAGAGCACGGGCACCTACGTCTCGCTCGACAACCCCATGATCCGTGACATCCTCTGGCAGAAGACGTACATCGACCCGGCGAGCGGTCAGTACGTGCGGATGCTCCAGGACAACGTCGACCCGACACTGGTCGACTGGAAGAACACCGTCATGGAGGGTGAGTTCAGCAACAAGAGTCGCCTCAAGGTACAGGGCTACTTCCAGAGCGGCCGCGACAAGAACGGTGTCGGTACCTCGTTCCTCGACTACGCATTCACCGAGCTCGCGCTGTTCAGCCGGGAGGATCCCATCCCCCGCCTGATGCCCATCATCCAGGGTGAGCACGAGGACAAGAAGCTCATGGTCGCGAGCACGCCTCGTGGCAAGCGCAACAACCCGCTCTGGCAGCTGATCCAGAACCACGGGCAGCAGAAGGACTTCCAGCTCATCACCCGCACGATCGATGACCTGAACACGATGATGACGCGTGCCGGTCTCCCGGCGGTGATGAGCCAGGCCAAGCTCGAAGAGGTCGAGGAGACCTACTTCAAGCGCTTCGGCAACAGCCGTATGTTCCAGCAGGAGTACTACGTCGACTTCGAGGAGATGGACGCGGCGGCGGTGTACGGCGAGGCGTTTATCAAGCTGATCGCGGAGAAGCGCAACGAGGTCTTCAACCTCGACAGCGGCCACCCGGTGTTCGTTGCCTTCGACATCGGCTCCTCCGGTCTCCACTCTGACGCGACAGCCTGGATCGCCTTCCAGTGGTTCAACAACAAGCTGTTCCTCTTCGACTGCGGCGAGGGTCACGGCAAGGCTCTGCCTGAGTACGTGGACGACCTGCGGCTCAAGCCCTGGTTCCCGAAGTTGCAGCAGATCATCCTCCCGTGGGATGGTGACCACCACGAGAAGGCGGTCAACACCACCCCGGCGGACATGATGCGTAAGGCATTCCCCAACGTCGCGGTGCTGGCCAAGAGCAACAAGGTCTGGAAGATCCCCGGCTCCCGCCAGGGCGACTACGACCTCATCACGGACATCCAGCAGGTCCGCATGCAGCTCTACAACACGATCATCCACCCGGAGAACTGCGATCGCGTTCTCGAGTGCATGGAGAACTACAAGTACGAGTACAACAGCAAGCTCCAGATGTGGAGCGGCAAGCCGCTGCACGACAAGTACTCCAACATGATGGACGCGCTGCGGTACACCGTCCAGGCGACCAAGGAGCTCGAGTTCTTCCAGGGCAACTGGTTCGACAGCAGCCACCAGAACGACAAGAGCCGGAACTACGAAGAGGACTGGAGCAACGTATGGGGACGGTGAAGAACAAGAGCGTCAGTGAGGCGCTCCAGTACGTCGCGGATCACCCGCCGGAGAGCGTGGAGCCACTCGTCGAGAAGCCCGCGTGGGAGCTCATCGGGCAGGTGCTGTTCCTCATCGCCAACAGCCCGAACCCCCGTGTCCGCGGGAGCATGGGTCGGGCTACCACGGCGCAGAAGATGATCGCCAACCGCCTGACTGGCCGCCGGCGCCCCGGCACCCACCCGGCGATGGTGGAGAGCGAGGAGATCGACTTCGCAGACCTCACGATCGGCGTGCTCGACGCCGACAAGGTGGGAGCGACGGATGCAGGGAGCGACGAGAATGTCGACTGAGATCGTTCACGTCCCGAAGCGACTGCACTTCCGGAGCGAGATCCCCGAGGCGCACCGGGCCAGCCTCGACACCCGCATCCGGTGGCTCTGGAACCAGCGCTTCGGCACTGTCCAGAAGGTCTACCAGGACAGCCCGGACATCCTGGACAAGACGGCCGCCACCATGTTCATCACCGCCATCTGGAGCAAGGACCTGAACAGCATCCAGCTGATCTTGAACCGGCTCGAGGGAGGTCCGATCACTGATGAGGAACTGGTTCAGCGCCAGACACTGCGCGTCTGACCCGTGTGAGCCGACCATCGTCGGTGAACCCAGTCGTGACCGGCATCACCCGGTCGGCAGCCGGAAGGAACGGCGGCGTGCTCTCACGACGCCACCGGCTGACG